ATCATTGCAAACTATTTCTTTCACAACGCCTGCGTCTGGATCAGGCCCCGGTGGTGAAATATTGTATGGTGATCTATGTGAAGCAATGAATACGAATGCTCCTGCTTGGAACATTCTCCCTGCTGCTCCTGCTGCAACATTTTCCATCACAGATTTGACAGGTGGAACATTTCCTTCGATTGTGGGAGCTCAGACATCAGGATATCTGCAAGTTCAGAGTCCAACATCTGGGGCTGCATCGTCTGTGTCATTGACAGGTACGCAAACAACAGCTTTTCTCGGACTGATCAATCCTCCGTCAGGTGCTCAATTGCTGACAGCTGTGCAAGGAACTCTTGCTGGGTTACAAAATGCACCAGTTACTCCTGCAACACAACGTGAACGCTTACTATCACATTTGATCTTTTCGCCGGTATTAAAAACAGCAAACCGTACACTGGCTATTACATATACAATCACAATCTCCGTAGCACGGTCAACAACGTAAAGAGCGCGTTATGTACGCGCTCTGCTATGAAGAAGCCAGAGCTATAATTGCCGATGGTGATGTGGTGTTTATACGTGGCTCTTGGCGTAGTCCGATCCAAGCACTCATTATGCTGTTTACAGCTTCGCCATATTCACACGTATGTGTTGCCTTCTGGGTAGACATTGGTGTGGAGAAGCGATTGATGTGCATTGAAGCACAAACAAAGGCAAGAAGAAGAATCTTAGCACTTCGATGCTATGATGACCTGATGATGACTGTGATTGCCGCTCCTACACCGTGGAATTACGTACGTGAGGATGCCTTATCAAAGGTTGGCAAAGCGACCTATGGACTTGGTGAGGCAATCTATATTGGAGTGTGTGAACTACTATTTCGGTTGACGAAAATACGACTGCCCGTGAAGCCGCCGTCTCGCGAATATTGTTCAACGTTTGTTGCTGATTTATATCAGCTTCCCATCAAGAGTGGGAGTCCGCAAGCGCTGTATGAACAGCTGCTTGCGGTGTCTTACTGTAAGGAGGGTGATGTTGCCCTCCTGTCGATTTAGGTCTTGTTGGTATTGACTTGTCCAAATCCACCAGTTCCCATTTGACCTGAACGTGGGTCAAGGATCTTGCCGTTTGTTGTCAATTGGCGAACGAGTTGGTTGAAGTAAATCAAAGCGTTAACACCGTTACCCAGTGTCTTGTTTGCCATCAGGTCCCATAGCTCAAAATTCTTTGAGTTACGGTCCATCAAAATACCAGCAAGGCGGCGCTTGTCGATTTCGTCAAGGTCGTTTGTCTTGAAGAACAAAACGTTTCCTTGGCCGTCGCGCTTCATAATTGCACATTCGTGCATAATGCCGTCGCCATTCAGCTCGATCCACTCAACGTGGGGGTATTCGCGGGACTTGCTAACTTTGTAAGAAACTTGTAGTTCTGTCATGGTAATCTCCTATGGATGGTTGTACCGTGAAGATATTTACCTACCGCTTTTGGGGGGTTACCAATCAACCGTCCGCAGGGCCCCTTAACCTATGAATACGTCAGGAGACCCGACCGTTACGGTTGCAGCTACGTGCGGACCACCTCCGTGGGCATTGTCTATGCTACCAATGATGCATATGGACTTATTATTTGCATACACGCTACTGCCATTTCCAGTTTTCATTGTAGAGGGTGAACCACCGGGGTGTCCGGGAGTAGGATCACCGATTCGTCCAACAGCAATGTTGTTAAAAAACACGTTCGGACTACCGCTTGAAATTACGTTGGCTGGATGGCACGATAACCGATCTCCAACTCTTGCCGCTGCTGCCATAATTTACTCCATTGGTAGATTTAAGACGGGGTAGTAAATACCCAATCATTATAGGAGATATTTATGTTTGACACTATTCTTGCAGGGTTTACTGCCATCCTCAATGCCATTCCGTTCACCGCTGCAACGTGGTCAGTCATTGGCGTACTTGGTATTTTTGTGTGGCTGTTTAGTAAAGCCAGCCGGGATCCAAAGAATCCTATTCGGTGGGAACACTTGATCATTGATTCAACAAATGACCGCGCCTCACCTTACAAAATGGGGTTCCTAATTGGTGGGCTGATTGGTACGTGGATTGTGGTCAAGTTGACCGACGCAAACAAGCTAACATTCGACATCTTTGGATTGTACCTGTCGTACCTGCTTGGTGGAGCAAGCGTTAACACGTTCTTCAAAGCAAAGGGGGGAGAGACTACTCCGGGTGCCTCACAAGAATTGCCTACGCCTGACGCAGCGCCTGCTGACATGTCCCCAGGGATGATTACACCACCGGGTGCTGAACAAGAGTTGCCGAAGTAACTACTCCGTACGCTTCAACGAGCGCGCCCCAAAAGTGAACTGATGTTGCAAAGAAGACTGGTTGTCCCGTTTTCTTTGCAATGAACGTATTAGTTTTGTACGGGTTATATGTTACTTCCGTGCTATCTTCGCGCCAGTAGTTTAGATCGCGAACAATGCCAGCTGGAATCCGTTCTTCAAGATCGTATACACTAACCAGCTCACCAACAATACCTGCGTGCACATTCTTTTTGCGCTCACGTATACAGCGTCGGCGACCAGCTTCGCTAACCTTAAACTCAACGTCTTTGACAACAATTCTACCGCCGTATCCAACTACCAATCCTTTGTGCGGACCGTCTAATGCTTTGATAGAATACGTATAACCTTTTTTGTGCAGGTTACGGTAGATAAAGCACTTCATTACCGGCTCAACATTGGAACATATTGGTCAATGCTCTCTTTGATCTTGACGAGCTTGTACTTTCCAATGAACTTCAAAATGAAGAACATTGAGAACTGACGCTTCTTCGCCTTTGCTGCGGCGACAGACGCAGCTAATAGTTCTCTAATATCAGCAGGCTGCTTTTCCAAATCGATCAGTAGTTCATTTTCTGCAAACAACTTCTCGACTCGAAATTCAACCTTCTTAACAACGGATTCACCATCTACAATTGTTGTTACAGGGCCGGACCATGTTTCCTTCATCAACTGAACACGCTCGAACGGATCAGTATATGCTTTCTTGATTCGCGTTTGTTGCACGCGTGGATACGCAGATTGCACATTATCGGTAGAGTCTCCCCGCAAGCACTTTGTAAACAGGTAGTACAGTGGGTCGTTATCGAAATCCGCCAACGACTGGTCTTTATCAGTGGCCGGTGAGATGATTCGAACATTTGGATAACGTTTGAATTGCAACAGATCGGAGTCTGAACTGATGATGACAATTTCATCATCAGGATCCTTTTGTTGGCAAAACCCACCAATCAAATCGTCTGCTTCAAGGCATTCTTCAACGAGTGCAATGATCGTTGTATGTTCAGCAATCATTGCTTCAAATTCACGCATGTGGTCGATGAACTTTTGGTATTTGATTTGCTGTGAAGGTGACATATCCTTACGGCGGTTGCCCTTGTATGGCTTCTTCGACAAGCACTCTGCACTAGCAGTGTACTCTTTTCGCCAGCTCGATCGGTCAAACGCCATTACAACCTTGTCAGGCTTGTGTTGTTTGAAGTACTTGTTCAACATCACAAGTGCTGTGTGTGTAGCCAACCCAGCAATCGTTTCATCACTTTCATCACGTTGAACAAAAAACGTGCGATACAATAGATTAGAAATGTCAAATACAAGGTATTTCATGCGACAGTCTCAACAGCTACAAGCTCTCGTCCTTCGAGATATGTTTTTTTGGTTTTCGCTAACAGCAAGTTGGGGAACGTCTCTACGTGCATCCAGACAAATCTTGTCCCAGCATCGTGGCATTTTTCCACTGAAAAATCCTCTTCACCAGATGCATACGTGGTTTTGTTGATTCGGTATTGAGTCATTATTCAAAGTCATTGATTCGGGGTTTGTCAGAATTGTCGACTACTTTTTGTTCAAGTTTGTCAATCAAATCTTGATAGAGGTAAGCAAGCCATTTTTGGACAATCGCTTCGTCGTCCTTTGCTTTCAACCCACTATCTTTCAGGTATTGAATGAATGCTTCATTCCAATCAAGTTCGATGTGGATGCCTTTGATTTCACTATAATCAGCACTCTTGATCTCAACCCACGGTTCGGTACCTTCGCGCTTGGCCTTGTCGGCAGCATCCTTTGCTCGAAATACACCAACCTCGTCTTTCGTTTCTGCCAACTCGTTTTCAACTACCAGCTTTGCGGCCCGTTCTTCTGCCAGAGCATTGCTGTACCGTTCCAGCTCGTCCATCATCTTTTTGTCGTGATCACGTTGAATTTGATCACGATTCCACCAGGTTTTTAGTTGTGTGAACATGTTAAGTCCTCGGAAGCACGTAGACGTCAAGATTGTTGATCGTAACTTTTAGCATGCCGCGCGACGTTACATAGAAGTAACCATCGGGGTTTGCTTTGAACAGCGTTTGTAGTAGCTTGATTGGATATCGGTGAGAGAACTTGGCCTCTGATGTATCACCTGCTAACACATTGTCAACGGCATCACCAAACTTGAATGTTAACTTGTCACCATTCACATCAGCCATCTCAAACGAAACAGAGTCAGTAGCACCAATCATCGTCAGTTCGTCAGACTCCATTGCACTGGCGCCCTTGTGCATGTGCAACACAGCTTCGGGATGCATGCGAGCTCGAAACTTTACTGCATCGTTCAATCCCTTTGGAGCACGAATTGTTGCAGGATTAGCGCAGCGATAATCAATCTTAATTCCCTTCGCCTTCATCGTCAATGCGCGAGCATATTGTGCATCTTCTGGTCCATCAACAACAGCAACCATCTCAAAGTTGTCAACAGATTTGGCGATTGCATACCGTGAAGAGAAAATGTCAATGCGGTTCAATCCAATCGAACCAAACGGAAGAACGGGAACACCCGTGATTTGCAATAAAATTGCTGTGCTGTCTTCATCAACTGCTCGCACGCGATCAGGTTCGATGATGATGTTATCAATCCCAATTAAATGTGCTGTGGCGACGACGTTTTCAATGTAGGCAAGGGATAGTTGATCGACCTTCATGTAGGTTCTCCTTATTATGTTCGTATGGTACAGTAGAACGGTTAAACCTTCAACTGCGTTTCTTCCGTGAACGTTTGATTGGTGCATCGATTGATGCAAGTTGTAATTGGGTCATTGTTCGGTTTGTCTCAATCCAATACTTCAAACTAATGGCATCTTGAATGCGTGCATTGTTGGATGGTGTGTTCAGTATCACCATAATCACCCGCCGTGCTGCTATTGTCGTCATTACTACCATGCATCGTCCCGCATCACCAATATATCCAGTCTTTTGAACTATCACATTCCAATCAGACTTACTGACAAGTCTGTTAGTTGAACGGAATCCCGTAACCCGTTGGCGTTGCTTGACATACTGGGTCGTTTGGAACGACGTAGACGTGCTGAAATCCCGGATAACAGCGTATTCTGATGCTGTTCCAACAAGCTTTGCAAGGTCTTCTGCGGTAGAGACATTCGTGTTCTGTAACCCTGTTGGATCTGTGAATGTAGTGTTTGACATTCCAAGCTCGACTGCCTTGGTGTTCATTGCCGCAATGAACACCAACATTCCACCAGGATAGGTTCGACCCAATGCAGCTGCTGCCCGATTTTGTGAGTTCATCAATGCAAGATGCAGAAGTTCAGCTCGGGTTAGCGTTGATCCAACGGGCAGCGTTACACCTGTCTGGCCGCCTCGTAGATTAGTTGCAGCTACATCATCCGTAGTAATTGTGATTGATTCGTCAAGAGGTTGTTGTGAGTCAAGAACCACGACCGCATTCATCAATTTTGTGATTGATGCAATTGGGCGAATGTCTTGATAGTTCTTCTGAAACAACACATCATGGGTTTCAGCGTCAATCACAAGCACAGATTTAGCTGACGGCGTCGGCTGTGCAGCTACCGCTGTACATGCAAATACCAATATGGCAAATAAGTATCGTGTCATAACCATTCCTCAAAACACAAGCAAACTATCAACTAACAAACTCTGTCTGGACGGCGGTTGTTTTCCAATTGCCTTCAAGATATTAGAGAGCGGATTATCAACAAGACGCTCGATGTGAGCATCACGGTCAATTCTGAAATTATCCGTAAACCACGCTGGAATCAATTCAAGGTCGGTCGGCAATGCAATGCTCTTGAACTTCCCGTGGTTTCCAATCAAGTAGAACACTTTGATCTTCATACCTGACGAAATAGGTAGGCTCAGCTTATCCTTATACTGTTGCAATTGTTCATTGTAGTAAATCGCGGCAGCGACGTGTCCTGGCAATCGCGCGTCGTTACCTTCGCGCTCATAGAGAGAAGTGTATTTCTCTATTCCCTTAACACCCTTTGGTAAGCCAATAGCCATTATATCCGTAGACGACATTAGATCATCCTTGTACTGCACAATTGATTCTGACACAGAATCCCATTGTTCACCTTTCAAGAATCTTTCAATGAAGCCATTCAAGCGCTTCGATACTTCTGCTGGCAACGTTGTCTTCTTGGTATCTAACCCCATTACCTTCATTTTGTCAACAGTCTTACCATCCAAATCAATCAGGTGAAGGATGTATCGTTTCTTTTCCACAAAGATTCCACGATCAGACACAATTTCTCGACCAGCCTTGATGATATTGTCGTATCCAGTTGTGCACAAGAAGGTATTGCGCATGAACGTAGGATATGATTCGTTAACCTTAGCTGCAACAGCATCAGCAATCATAATTGCTTCGGCTGAACTATCAGAGTATGTCTTAAAATACGTTGAGTCCGTATCCCCGTAAATTACAGCATCAGATTGGAACTTACCATTGAACACGGGCCCATCAAGAACAATAGGCCTTGCTTCGTCTTCGGTATACCCTGCATCAACTGCACTCTTCATTGTGTCGTAGAGGGGGAAGTTTACGTCGTACGTTCCTTCCAAAGTTTTTGACACCATACGACACTGATGACGAAGAATTACTCGACCAGTGCCCGTTGTTGATTCACCCATTCGCAAATCATAGAAGCGAAAATACAAGTTTGTCAATGCACCATACAAGCTGTTAAGCTTGATCTTGTACACATATTGCAGTCGATCATAGTAGCCAGCCGTCTGGTAATCACCAGCGTCAGCAGCCTGACCTTTCATTGCTTGATATTTCTTTCGCAGTGCGTACCATTCGCCAAGCAATGCTGGGATGAACCCTTGTTTGGTTTGATCAAACACAGTGCCATATCCAGATATAGCCCACTTTCGCTCAATGAAGTACTCTCTCCATTCATCAGCGGTTTTTGTGACTTCCTGCTTTGTACCTTCCATAACCATCGTAAGTCGAGCAACGCTATTCGCAGCAATTTCAGCTGCGTCTTTCACATCTCTTGTGAATTGACCTCGAATAGTTTCAGGAGAGATATTCAATGATCGAATGGCAGACGGATACAGTGAATTGATGTCAATAGACCCAAAGTTCTCATGCATCCCAATTTGTGGAAGCAACACCAATGCGCCATCAATTGCGCGATCGATTTCAGGAGCTGTCACGTTTTTAACTACGCGGTGTAACTCATGATGACAAAAGTTTACAAGGGCTAATTCAGCAAGCTTCAACGTGCCGAGAACGTGTGTGAATAGGCCAGTAGACAAGTGGTAATTCTGATTCGCAACCTCAACATATCCAAGCTTTTTCTCAAACCCCCACAATATCTCCGTATCCCGAATATTGTATCGGACGAAGAATGGGAAATTCTGTCTATATTGGTCGGCAAGGCTGCCTTCATATTCCAACTTTGGAAGAAGTGGTTTCTTTGTCTTATCGTCTACAAGAATATCCGCTGATATAGCAGACAGCTTGTACGAGGGTTTTTCACCTGGCTCATACTTCTTGATCAAGTTCATGTAGTCAGCACGAATGCGGCCGACAAGGTCAATGGTATTCCCCATCAACTTACCTGTTGTTGCATTAGCAACTGGTCGAAACGTAGGCATTCCATACTGTGGGAAGTCAAGGCGTTTGAGCCAGCGGAACCGGCCAGCTTTTTGTATTGCTGGATTGGGATTCTCCACGTACACAACATTCAACTTTCCATTGTACTCGTTGATTGTCTCCATCGTTTCCAGAGTGACTACTTCTTCATCCAATACTCGAATGACTCGTTGAGCTACATATGGCCAGTCAAAGAAGTCGCTGTTCCATCCTCCAACCACATCACTGTCTTCAATTTCAAGGATCAAATTCAACAACAGTTCACGCTCGGTTTCGCACACAATGTATCGAATTGTTAGGTCAGTAACGAGTGGAGCATCAGGAGCAGAAGCTATAACAGCTTCTGACAGCCGCACTTCATCCCAGCCGGGTTCAGGTGGAACCACAATGACAACGATTTCCTTTTTCCAGCAGTGAATAAGTGAAACGGAATTGATTGGAGCATATGGATTGATCGCAACCATATCTTGGACTGTAATGCCCATCTCTGGATCATAATCCACCTCAATGTCGAACAATGTGATGTTTAACTTTGGTGCAGGCTTGCCGTAATATTTGTTGGACAACAGGCGAATTTCTGCTGGAATATCGCTTTCCCACGTCCGGATTTTACGAGCCTCGAAGTCTTTCTTTGCAGCACTCAGCTTAAACCCAGATGTGAACTCAACTTTGGATACTTTTGTGTCAAAGATTGTGGTATACTCACCACCTTCGTCGTCATAGTAAAAGTAGTATGGAGCCTTGTAGTCCTTGACAATACGATCCCCCGTCTCCGTACGTTCCCATACGATGACCTTGTCATCTTTCTTTACAGCTGAGATATAGCTCATCTACTACTTACCTTCAAAGGGTAAAAGACCGGCATCTGCCGGTCTTTGCGTTACTCTGCGTCATCAGCATCCAATGGATCGGATGATCCACTATCGGGGTCACGAAGCTTTCCTTCAATGACTGTTTCATACAACGTCTCAAAGTGACGATTTTCTTCTTGGAGAGAACCGTAATTGTGCTTGTACATAACAACAGCGAGCTTACGAACCAGCTTCTTGTCCACACCATATTCAGCTGCGAGGTCAGCAACTGTTTCTGAGGCCCCCTCTTTCGCATCGTCAGCTTGTTGGAAGTAATGCGTAACTGTTGCAAGTGCTGATTTGAACTTCTTGCGAATTTCTGGATCAGCCATGATGTTGCCCTTGCTTTCCTTCGGGGTTTTTTCTTTCTTTGCGAACTTCGCCATATTGTTCTCCTTATGTGGCTGTGATGTGTAATATTACGTTGTTAGAAACGTTGTGTCAACTGTAAGTTGTTTTTACGGTTGAACGGCCGAACGGCACTGTCAAGCTTTGCCTTAACGCCAACGACATATCCGAATTCAGATGGCTGAGGGATACCATTGACACCACCAATTCCTGCATTATAGGCCGCGACAGCGCGGTCCCAATCACCTCCACAAAGTTGGAGGTACAGTTTGAAGTGGTAAGCCGCAATTCGAATATTGGCTTCGTCGTTGGTTAACAGCAAAGCAATGATTTCTTCGTCTGCAACGGAATCATATGTTCGATCGGGGAAGTACTTCTTAAACACCGTGGGGGTTCGTTGAAGAATTGACCGAGCAGCAACGACTTGAATTTGCATTAGTCCATAAGAACGCTTGCCAACAGGCGATGCCTTATTTCCAATTGCATGGCCAACACCTCCGTTTGTCTCTTGCAGTAGAATAGCCTGCATCGTTTCAGGATTGCCGACCTCTCTTCCTACCAAGAACACTTTCTTCATATTTTCCGCAGAACTACTGGAAAAGATACCAACATCCGTAGAAGTGAGTATCTGTGTCTCGTGTTCCCGTGTTTCAAATGGCTGATCTTTGATTCGCCACGATGGATCAGTAAATTGGACATGTCCCGTGCCAGCGGCTGTGCCGCCAACAAGAACCACCACAAACAATGTAAGCATTGCAGTGACGTTGGTGAATAGATGATTTTGCTTCATCATGTTTCCTTTTCGTCAGTTAATAGGCCTCCATGTGAACTCAATCACACAGAAGCACTATACGTTAAAATTCTGGTTAAATCAACCGTTAGCTTGAAGCAACGGCGTAAACCATGTAGTATAGTTGCCCAGGAAATCCTGGGGATTATACAGATATGGTGTCTGTGCCGCAAGTTGGATGCGGACCTGATACAGATCACCAGCCATCACCGTTGTAGTGATGTTTATGAAGTGAGGGTCACTGGGAAATATCACCAAAGTGCCTCGTTGCGGATTGAACCCAAACTTGTGTTGAACGAATTCGAGCTTACCACCATATACTTCAAACTCTTGTTCAAACGGAGTTTGTTCCTGATAATCACTCAGGAACAAAATTGCCGTTAAATCTCGGTTACGAGTACGTAACCACTTGCTGCGTAAGTATTCACTATTTTCACACATGAATTGTCCTACGCTATTTTCAGGAAACCACTCAAACGACATTCGCTCAGTTCCTTTGTATTTCAACTGATAGTGCGTTTGCAATTCCGGTATAAGCATCTGCAACCGTTCAAACAACATTTGTTCTCCGGATTCACATGTCTTTACTGTTTTGACCGCTTTGCCTTCTATATCACGGTTGGGATCGTTAAATTCACACGAATCAACAAGATCCTCACACATCATTGGTGATATGAATTCCTCTACGACATAGAAAGGTGATTTTATAGACACAATATTACTCTTTGATACGGTTGATAGCAGCAGTTTGTAGGTATTTCAATAGATCGCTAAATGATATGTCGGCTTCTGCCAGTAGTTCCATTGCTTCCAAAATTGCTGCTTCGTTTCTGATGCGAGGTTCGGCTGTTGCTTGGTGAGCTGCATCATTTGGATTGTGGTCAGCTGCTTCCCCGTCTTTGTTTGGATCGATCACAAATCCACCAGCTTTCAAGATATTTTGACCAATCAAGATCTGCGTATCCATCTTGCTACGATCGTTCAGATTGAACGTCGCCCCATTGATAGGCTTGCCGTCAATTGCGACATCGAGTGATACCATAGGACGAGGTTCGCCGCCATTATCAGCTGAATGCACCTCTTGAACACCAGCTAAATCAAGTGTAACAATATTGTCTGACAGTGAAGGGCTATGAAACGATACTGTTCGTTGTTGTTGGTTCACTTTGATGTCTGTTGCGTGGAGCGATGAAGTGGTAGCACCTGTGTCAACCTTCCCATCAACTGATCGATTGCCAAATGTAACAAACTCAACCTTCACAGTATTACCTACCATGGCACTGGTATCACCTGTTTCAATTTTTGGATCATTCATGACTTAACTCCGTACGTAGTGTGATACGTATTTATACGCAAAAGGAGCGGCTCAATATATGGCTCAATTGGTTGTTGAAATACCAGCGGAACAGCTCCACGTTCAACGCTCATAAGAATGACCAAATGATCAATCTGAATGCCGTATCGTTCCTGGAACATCAGTGCATACGCAGTTGTCTGCAAGTAGTAATCTTGCACCATTGCTTCTGTCTTATTGTTTGTTGACGTCTTGAAATCAATGATTGCCAACTTACCCTTGTATTCTCCCACGCAATCCACTCTACCTGCACACCGTAGCGTGTCGCTCCAAAGCGCGCTCTCTTGTGTTAGGATATTGTCCACCTTCCGCAACGGAAGGCGCAATTGATTGAACCCAGGAATGTGTTCGTGATTGTGGCCGGCTGTCGGTGTGGGATCGTTGTCAAGATGCTTCTCAACCATTGAATGAACTGCGGTACCTCTATCGGCGGCACGCTTCATTTCTTTGTCAGCTTTTTCAAACCCCATGCTCATTCTCCATTCTTGGAGCCATAGTTTATCACCGGCTCCAAGAATGGTTGTGATTGATGGGTATTTGTTACCCTCGGGTGTAATATAGAATCGACCTTTGGGTCCTTCGACGGTCTTTAATTCTATGGGGCTGATTGTGGTTAAATGTGTGAACACGCGTTATCTTGTTAGCGCAGGTGCTCCGCCAGGGGTTGCCGAACCTGTACCACCCGGTGTGGTTGTCTGGTTTGAAGGCTGGCCCTGTTGCTGACCGTTCGGTGCTTGCATTCCACCATTCTTTTTCTCTTCTGCTTGTGCCATTTTTTGCTTGATTGCAAGCAGCTTTTGCAGTTGAGCTTTGCGAAGAAGAAGCGGTTGCGTGCGTTGATTAACTTGTGTGTCAATCAATGAAATGTCAGACATTAGCTTGTTAACATCCTGCTGAGTATCTTCTGTCATAATAGACAGATACTGCTTAAAAGACAACGTTGACATATTATTTCACCCTACCAATGATGAACTGCGCAATATCATGTGGGGCGACACGGCCTCGAACTGTACGGGCGCGCTGGGGCGGCTGGGCGCGCTGGGGCGGCTGGGCGCGAACAGGGGCAGGACGACGATATGATCGTTCTTCTTGTTCCATTCCCATTTCATCTGGGTTCGGAACCAATGGTGCGTCAGCTGGTTCAGTATCCATCTCACGGCCGTCATTACCTTGATCACGACCCATGTCATGCTTCCACTTTGCTAATTGGGCAAGACGCTTTGCTTCTTTGTCTTCATCCTTCTTTGCCTTGTTGTAGCTATCCATGTCCAGATATTGTTCTTCTTGCTTAACACGTGACATTGATTGAGCAACCAACGCGTCAGCTTCTTTGGTCTTTGCCTCTGCTTCACGCGCACGTGCTTCTGCTTTGCGAGCCTCGGCGTCAGCCTTCATCATATCAATCACTTGTGTAAGCAAGTCAGTAACTTGACCAGTATCACCACCTGCTGGTGGCGCATCCATTCCACCCATTTCATCAGGTTGATCCAGTTCATCACCAGCAGCGTTTGGATCCATTCCATCAGCACCCTCCGGTCCACCGCCTTGAAGGTCATTAACCTCCTCTTCGTCCTCAACAACCTCAGGCCATTGAACGTCAACAATATCGAACTGATCTTTCAGCTTGAACAACACTTCTGCAATTTCAGGGATTTCATCGTTCTCGTCTTCACGAGCTGACATCAACGATTGCAGTGCTTTTTCAAAATCTTCTGCTTGTTCCGAACGAACGGTGACGCGTACGAGATTGCTGTCATCGTCCTCTAATCCAAACGTGACAGTATCACGTTGGTCAATTTTTTCCTTTTGTTCAAGTCCTTTGAGCTTAGAAATCACTTCTGATGAGTCAAAGTTATCTTGTTGTTTTTGCTCACCAGCAGCTGGTTCGTCGCCTTCAAACTCTGAAAGAGTTTTGAACGCTTCTGCTAACCCAAGGCCTGGCTTCTTAGCAACAAACACAGGAGATTTTACAATTGCGGTCTTTTTCGTAGGCTTGCCACGTTGTACCAGACGTGAGAAAAGAGGCATAGCCATACCTGCCCCTGCTATGTCACCGCCACCAACTGCACCACCAGCATCTTCTGCTACGATAGTACGCTTTGCGTTGTCATTTAGTTGTTTGATTAGTTTCATGAAGTCTGTTCCCTTGCGGTGACATAGTTTGTCACGGTATTTATGGAACAGCAAAGGAAAAGGGCCTGGTTAGGGCCCTTGATTCGGTTATCGCAATCCAGCGACCTTAAATGCTCGCCACTTAGGTTTCACTGTTCGATTGTGGGTATGATCGACCCATGTTTCAAAGTTGAACATGTTTTCCAGGAAAGCTGCCGTGTACTGCTTGTACTCTGTGTACAGATTTAGCAAGTCTTGACGCTCTGCTGGTTCAAGCTCTGAAACATCAAGAGCACGAATTAGGTCTTTGGGAACAGAGGTAGGGATGATTACCCGCGCCGACTGTTCACCACTGTCTTTTTCGTACACAATTGAAGTAATTTCAGATTCATTCAGTTTCATATCGTTATTCCTCAGGGGTAACTGCGGGTGTTTCCGTAGATGCAGGAATTATACCGAGTGCTTCGGCTTTTTTCAACGCATCAGCACGGTCCTTCTGAATTGTTTCCAGGAGGGTTGCTTGAATGTCCTTCAAAGCACCGCGAATCATCAGCAGCTCGGACGTTGCATCAGCCTCCTTTTGACGCCAATCATCGAAGTAAGCAATCATTTGCTGAACTTCTGGGCTCATTCTGTCCACTTGAAACGTGGATTCATCGACATTTACGGTAAGAGTAGGTTGAATTTTCATTTGGGGTTCCTTCTGAGGATGGTTATTGAGTTATTTATTGTGGTGAACCGATGTCAAAACTATCAAGTAGCGACTTACGTTTGGGGGGACTACCTTCTTTGAACTTTGCCATTTTGTTGGTAATGACACCGTCATCGTCAATGTCTTCATCTTTTGGATAGCTTCGAATCCGTAGAGCTCCGTTGTCCCATTTCATGTATACGATCTTACCAACACCATCACTACTGCGAGTCTTCAAAAATGCAAAGCCAATTTCACCAGCAGCTTTCATCGTTGGGGTCATGATGATAGAGATGTACCAGTCTACTGTGTTGATTTTTGTCAATCCACCAGCAATGTGGCTATGGTTCAGCTCTTGTGCTTCAATGGCTGAACGATTTTGCTGGGAAGCAGTCGCACCATACATGTCGTACTCAAACAAAATATCACGGAATTGCTCTGCCGCTCGTTTGTCCTTTTCGGAGATATTATCAGCAGATACATGCTCGTTAGGACCTCCGAGATCCAGATAATCAAGAATCAAACAATCCGGGATATACCCGTTTACGAGTTCAAACTCTTTCAAGTACGCACGAATAGTATTAGCGTTTGTCCCCGAGGGCATGTGCTTAATGGTCATTCGACCTACATGTGGTGCAATATCTTCGAGTGTTCCTGCTATTTCACGGTAATTGTCACGCCAACGTACAGTTGAAATTCCCGTGTACATCGTGTCAAATCGTTGACCAATCATCTCTTCTGATAGTTCCAGAGAAATGTACAATACGTCGAGTTTACGACTGTCAGTGGGTGATTTCGGCGTTGATAGCCAGTTAAGTGCTAAATTTGCAAGGCAAATTGACTTACCACCACCAGAATTCGCCGACAACATAAGGATTTCTTTGCGAGCCAGCCCGCCGCCCATCAATTCGTCAAACTCATGACCAAGTGTTGGAATACGTGGTGAAGTTTTTGTCATCTCTTCAAGACGACCAAGTGGATCGTTAAAGTACGACAACCCCATATCTCTGTTCAGAGATATAGAGACAGCGTCCTTGATCATTCGTTCTACCCCACCATAATCACCCTCTGCAATCATTTTAGGTGCAGTGAGTACAGCTTGTTGAACAGCTCGCCTACGGCAGAATACTTCAATTTCATCTGTGCAGTACTTGATGTCAGCACGTGAAATTGGTTGGTGTTTAAGTTGGACGCCCGTTTCAGCATCAATCTGTGCAGGTGACGGAACAGCACTATATTTGTCGTAGTACGTGTGTAAGAAATCCACCGACTTACGATATTCTGGATCAAAGTATTCTGATTTGACAATCGATTTGCATCTTGCAAACGTGTCAGGTGAAGATATCATATACTCCACCAGCAAGCGTTGTTTATTGTTGTTATTTTGCATGTTTTCTCCCATAGGAGATCAATATACCGTAGAAGCCAATGTTACACAACTAAAATAAGCGGGTATGTCTGCTTAATCAGCGTAGGAACTGTGTACCCCTTGCCAGATGTGTAAAATGTTTCAGGGGTGGCGGTGTTGATTTGGGATACGTCAATGTACCGGTCCAGCACTCTATCAACGGTTGCATACGGATCACGACCCAACAACATCAAACATTCACCTGTAACAGGAACATGGCCATTGAAGTTGCTTACATAGAAAGTCGAACCCGTCGGAATAGACCCTGCTGCAAAATACGCTGGGGCAAGCGGGGTGGTTGTGATGTTGAAACTTCGCACAGTGTACTTTTTACCGTTGAGCACAACGTTAGACGTTCCAGCCCACGGCGAACCAATGGCAGGAACATTGTCAATACCTGCATAATCGATCACAACATCCAACTGCGTACCAGATGTCTTATATGTCAACGCCAAGCTGATAAGAGGTGATGCAGAAAGCGTGGCAAGCGTAATCTCGCCAACATTGCTTGACACTTGAAACACTGTTGTTGTGTCAACGATAAGCTGTGTTGACTCGGGGTTAGTTGAATTTTGGGATGCAAGTGCGATGCACTGTGCTAACCCAGATTCTGCTGTTGCAAACGTGACCTGTACTGTGTTCAAGTCAATTGTTGTTTCCGTTAGTGGTGTGCTGTCTACCAACACATTTACACCATCAACAATTCGGTATACGAAAATGTGAAGTTTTGGACGATTTGCTAAGTTGTGTTTGACTGTCCAGGTTGTTGACTGCACGGGTTGATCGTGTGTGTACAACACCTTGCGTTGAAACCAATCTTCAACGTTCTGCACCTCGGGTGGAAATGCAGGGGTTTGATTTATTTCCTTTGCCTGCGTAACGCGCCGCAGTTTCCCTTGACAGTTGTAGGTAATGTTGCAGCGCAATAAAACATCAAGGCCCTGCTTGTTTGTTGGCACACGAATGTTGCGTGCGCACACGCTACACTTATATACTGACTCACCTTTGACTACAACTTTTGGCATATTACTTCATTCGTTCCATTTGATCCAACGCGGAGGAAAGGATGATGCTTGATGTGCGCTCTGTATACGCTTTAACAAGCATTTCTGGAACCTTAACAGACCGGCTAACAAGCGCATTGGTGTAGAACTTGTGTTCACCTTCGGGATCTGACAGGCTATGAGGGAAAAGATCGAGAGCCCATTGACCCTTTGACTTTTCAATTGGACGTACAACCAATGGATGTTCCAGAACGATGATCGTACCATCGTACAATTCTCCAACAATCTTCCCGATAACTTCGTGACCACCAATAGTTGTAAACAGTGCGAGTTCCATAGTATTCCTTTTGTTGTATTTATGTTATTTTGCCATTGCTAACAGAGAGTTGTAGTCTTGGCATGCAGAAGTTCGTACTGCATAGTAGAATGGTATACCATACAGGATGATTTCTGAATCAGAAACTATACCCTCATGCAATAATGTTGAGGAATAGGTGTATTTTAGTAGATCAGTAACAATATCCGACGCTGTTGATGGGTCTTCAAACTGTTCAAACAGCGTGTCAATCACTCGTTTGTAATCGTTGCTTGAATTTGTTACCTCTTTGCTGTACAGAAATTTGTATCCATTTACAGGGAATACGTAAAACAAATCTGTCCCCTCTGTAACGGGAGGTAGATTTGGGTAAGCAAATACTGCGCGCTGTCGAAGGTTTGAAAATTGTTCTCCAAACGCACGTTCAAACACATCTGATACCTCATCCTTGCGCTTTTGCAATCGAATTTTGACTTTGTGGAAATTGTAGTACGTAGTAGGAAGTGTTTTAACCAACGGCAATCTCGCAGATTCCGTTAAGAACTGCGAGCAATGTGTTTTTATGGCTTGAACTTCTTGGACGCCAACGCCCACGCTTCGTCCAATTAGGTCCTCAATTAGCATAAGTTTCCCAACAATGTGTTGGGTATTTATACCATTGAGGACCTTGTGCTTACGCTGACTGCCGGTTTGCTGCTTGTTGATTCAGATCTTGAACGACCTGATCAATGAACTCGTTGCAGGCGGTGATGTTCTTTTGCAACACACACCGAGGACCTTGCGTAACCTCATTCAGCAGATATGCAAACTCTGTTTGCAGGCGGTAGGCAAGATTTGGGCCTTGCCCCTTGCCGCGAAAAGCACGTTCAAGCTGACCAGTTGCCTGGTTAAACGTACCGGATAGGTATCGAACGATTTGTCCAACGTCCTTTTCCTTGGGGACTTCTTTTTCGGGAACTGCCATGGTAGTTATCCTTTGTATGACAGGGTTTTGAAAAGATGACAGGCGTCATCTGCGTACGAACTTGATCAAGTATATACTACACAAAAAGTAAGTCAACGTGCATCACCTGTTGAGGTTAACGGCGAGTGCTTGGATAATCAAATCACCACAGAATATCGTCGTTTTATGGTGATGGGTTGGTTTGAAAACAACAATACTAAATAAGCTGCCTATGAAAGAACGTCACTCAAAAGCTCACATGCGAGCTGCTCAAATTTATGCTGATTTATCCTACTGCAACAAGCGTAAAGTTGGGTGTGTAGTGGTTAAAAATGACCGGATTATTTCCATTGGTTATAATGGCACTCCGTCAGGAGCTGACAATCAGTGTGAGGATGCCAGTGGCCACACGTTTGATACCGTAATTCATGCGGAAGATAATGCTATACGAAAATTAGAACAATCGCCAGAAACTGGCGATGGTGCAGTCCTTTTTGTCACAACAGCGCCTTGCATTGAGTGTGCTTTCTTAATTTTCAATTTTGGAATACGTGAAGTGTATTACAACGATGCGTTCAAAAACGAAAAAGGGATTCAATACTTGCAAGATAAGGGTGTCGTTGTGACACAGCTCCCTCAATAATAACAACAACAACAACAGGAATCAATATCTATGTCTCTCACCACGTCCACGTCCACAGAGGATATCAAAGCTCGCTACACTACCCCGTTTGAAGACGGCTTCTCCGAAGAAGTGTGGGCTTCCACATACAAAGATCATACTGATAACAACGTAAATGACACAATGTTTCGCGTAGCAGCGGCCGCTGCTTCAATGGAAACAACACCTGAACTACAACAAGAATGGACTGAAAAGTTCTATGATCTGTTGAGTGAGTTCAAGGCAACATCTGGTGGCCGTATCTACGCAAATGCTGGCACCAGCTGGGGTGGTACAACTCTAATGAATTGCTACGTTGGACCCCGTGGGAAGTACGACATTGACTCACTGGATGGTATTTTGGAAACGCTTCGCCAGCAAGCACAAACGTTGAAATCAGAAGGTGGCTGGGGTGAGAACTTCTCATACATTCGTCCACGTGGGTCGTTCATTCACGGGATTGGTGTAGAGACGCCCGGTGCAGTTAAGTACATGGAGATGTTTGACAAATCATCGGAAATCATTACAGCTGGATCCGGAAAGAAGTCGCTAAACAAGAAGGCCAAGGGCAAGATTCGCAAGGGCGCAATGATGGGAGTAATGGATGTGTGGCATCCAGACATCATTGAGTTCATTACAGCAAAGCAGCAACCCGGTCGATTGACGAAGTTCAACATCTCTGTCAACTGCACGGATGACTTTATGAGCAAGGTGATTAGCGTTAAGAAACAAAAGGCTTTGCTTGACGATTGTGTTGTTCCAGGTGGGACTATTACACCAGAACGGCTTGAAGAATTGACGCGCCAAGTTGATGAACTGGATAAGTGGGAACTACGTTTCCCTGACACACAATTTGCTGGATACAAGTCTCTGTGGGACGGTGATATGAAGAAGTGGGAGGCGAACGGCCATCCTGTCAAGGTGTTCAACACTGTGTCTGCATCATGGTTGTGGAATTTGATCATGGAATCAACGTACAACCGTGCAGAGCCGGGTGTGTTGTTCTTGGACCGCGCCAACAAGTTTGGTCCACTGAATTACGCTGAAACAATTTTCGCTACGAATCCTTGTGGAGAACAAACATTGTCCCCAGGTAACGTTTGCAACTTAGGTTCGTTGAACCTCGTTCACTTCATCAACAAAGACCGTACAGGATTTGATCTACGTAAGGTTAAGAAATACACTCAATATCTTGTTCGTTTCCTCGATAACGTCAGCGACCTGTCATCAGCACCTCTGCCTGAATATGAATGGTCAATGAAGAACAAGCGCCGGATCGGGGTTGGCATTCTTGGTTGGGGATCTGCGCTGTATATGTTGAAGACGAAGTTTGGGTCTAACGATGCAGCTGGATTGCGTGAAAAGCTAATGCAAACGATCGCTCAAACAGCGTACGCATATTCAGTTGACCTGGCAGAAGAAAAGGGTATGTTCTCTGTCTGCGAACCAGAAAAGCACGCTGATGGATTGTTCGTTCAAAACCTCGGCCTCTCATCACAAGTAATCGACAAGATGCGGAAGGTTGGTATTCGCAACAGCTCGCTGCTATCGATCCAGCCTACTGGCAACACATCCATCTTTGCCAACGTCGTATCGGGCGGCCTTGAACCTGTGTTTATGCATGAATACGTTCGTACAGTAATTGTCAACGTAATGCCTGATCACATCGCCAGTGTGACTCCAAAGTGGTACGAGGGAGAGTGGTACGAGACAGAAATGTTTAAGTTCTCAAAGGAAGGTGATGAGGAGATTCTTCGCGGTACTGATGCCAATGGAACAGTATACAAGATTGACACCAACCGTGGTCTGACAAAAGAAGTATTGTGTGAGGACTTCGGTGTTCGGTTCATGAAGCGAATTGGTGAATGGGATGCCTCGGCTGACTGGGCGGCAACGACTACTAGTATGTCTGTGCAAGATCACGTCAGTGACTTGACAGGCTTTGCGCGTTGGGTTGATAGCGCGATGAGCAAGACGGTCAACGTACCAAACGACTATCCGTTCGCAGATTTTAGCGACATCTACCTCGATTCCTATAACTCGGGGTTTGTCAAGGGTGTGACGACTTACCGTTCAGGTACCATGACAACAGTGCTTGCAGCCAAGGACGAAAAGAATGCAACGGCGATGGATGAGGAAATCATTCTTGACGACGTTAAGCTCCCTGATAGTTCGGCAGCAACATTGAAAACCCTGCGGGCCGAGGGCAAGAAGTGGTACTTGACAACAACGTGGAACGAACAACAAACACGTCCGTTTGCGTTATTTGTTCACACAAATAGCCATGAAAAAGGTGTGACAACCAGCGACGCCGTAGAAAAACTGATGGAGTTGGCAGTTAACAAGGGTATTCCTCAACGTCACATTGATGCAACGATGGAGAAAATCAGTGGTGACACTAATGCATCAAAAATTGCTCGAATGATTAGTTTGAGCTTGCGTCACGGTGTGTTGATCAAGAACATTGTTCTTGCGCTTGACCGTGTGCAGGATGTATTTGCTGGAACGTTCTTGTTCCAGATTCGCAAGTATCTGTCGACGTTCATTAAGGACGGAGATCCAGTTGAAGGATCAACGTGTGAGTCATGTGGATCTTCTCGCGTGATATACAGCGAAGGATGTCAGAAATGTGTAGATTGTGGTTCAAGTAAATGCGGATAACCCCTGCGTAAACAAGGCCCTGCTTGACAGGGCCTTGTTTTTGGGGTATACTTTACTGATTGAATATGGAGCTTTTAGCATGACAAAAATCACAATTACAGAAATCAACGTCGACCTCGACGGGGTAATGGTTAACTTCCTGGCACGAGCCATTGAGGTCAGTGGTATCAATCCCGAAGCGTCTCTTGGTGATCCTGCCCATAAATTACTCAAACGTACTTTTTGGAAGGAAATCGAGAAGCACGTCAAGGCTGGCAACAAATTCTTTGAGACAATGGATCCGATGCACGACGCATTTGTTCTGTGGGATCATTTGAAAACTATTGACGCGCCGAAGGTGATCTGCACGGCGACTGGCCATATTATCGGTGCGAAAGAGGAAAAGCGGGCGTGGATCCGTCATCACCTTGGACACGATCACGCAAACAGTGCTCGGATCGTTCGTGACGGAAAAGATAAGGCGAAGTACGCTACACCTACGACGATTTTGATCGACGACCGGATGAAAGTAATCACCCCTTGGGTGGACGCAGGTGGCATTGGTGTATACCACACAAGTGCCGCATCAACGATTGAAAAGTTGAAGGAGCTTGGACTATGAACGGATACGAAGCATTTGTATTGGACAACGGGAGTCGAGAGCTGTTAAACGTTCTCGCCCCTCCAAAATTCCCCACGTGGATTGGACATCATATCACTCATCGATTCCCCGCAGTTCGTATGTTCAACGTGCCTTACGGCGAACAAACGACGGGGGACTTTGAGGTGGTTGGATACGCCGTTGAGCGTGGGTTGGAGGCTTGGGTTATTGCCGTTCGCGGCAATATCATTCGGCCTGATGGTGGCACTTACCACTTGACGTGGTCGCTTGACCGTGAGCTGGGAAAGAGGCCGTACCACAGCAATGCGTTGATTAGGAACGAAGGCTTCACAGCTGTCGAACCTATTCGTCTCTACGCAGCGTTTGACTTTGTCAGTCAATAATCATCATCAGACCGGCGCTTGCCGGTTCTGATGATCGGTTCATATTCATCGACGTCTTCTGCTTCCAGCTTCTCAACAAACAATCCCCACGCTTGAAGGTCAAGAAACTCTTTACCTTCGCAGTGATCCCAAACCGTTCCATCAGTATCGACTTCAATGTCGTACTGTTGTTCGAGCTCTTCTATTGACATGCACTCGATGTCATGCATCACATTGTGTTGGTGATGCGTATAGTGCTTGGTCATTCTACCTCCTGTGACATAGCTGTTATTTATTACGCCTGGGATCACGCCGCGTAAATCCCCTTCATGTATTTTCCTAATACATCTTGCAATTCATTGATGTATACCTTCTTGCGCTTGTCTTCGGAGGCCAGCATATCGAGGTACTCTTGGAGTTGTGCCTCACCATCAACGATCCGTTGTTCATTCTTGACTCGTTCTTCTTCCGTGAACCGATAGATTGGCAAATCAGCAATGTAGTCAACGTGTACAATTTTCAGCTCCGCCAAGCATTCTTTCAGCTCACTGCGCGATTCAATCTTCCGAGCCAAGGCACTGACGTTGTTCTTAATTGCACACCGAATGTCATAGTACCGTTGTAGATCGAGTTTCAAGATATCACGCAGCCGTTCATATCTTTGCACGTACCATCCCAACCGCCACGTTGTGAATGCTCGAATCATTTCCACTGGTGTGGTGTTCCATACAGCCTTACCAGTGAAATCCAGGATGTTCAAGTTCTCAATATGGCGAACTGTTAACCCAAGTGTACGAAGCAAGTCTTCTTCGCTCACTGACTTGATGTAGCCGCGCCGAAACTTCAACTCAATGTTGATTATGTTCTTTGAGCGATCGGTGTAATCAACAAGAACGTCTCTCTCAATCAGATCATCGAGCTTTGCAATCACTTTGGTGTGTGTTTGACCGTACGGTAGCTTGACAATGAACGCTGTTGACGTGTCCTTGATCGTTAACTCACCATTGAAGTAGTACGCAATCCCTCTTTCCGTTTCTTCCGTAGCAAATGCGACAGTGTTTAGCGGCATGAACTTTGGCATCGGGTTAGAGATCGTTTTCGCACCTTTCAAATGTGCAATCTGTCCAAGGATGAGATCATCAAGAGCCCGAGGCAAAATGTTTGTAGCAAATCCAACTGCAATCCCTTCTGCTGGGTTTAGCAATGCAACTGGAATCAGTGGAAGAAAGTGAACAGGTTCCTGCAAAGTACCGTCATAGTTTTCTGTCATCGGCACAATCTCAATGTCACGAAACACAACGTCATCAGTGAACGTAGACGTAGTTACGGAGGTATACCGGCTTGCACCATATGCAGTAGGATTCAATAGCGTGCCGAAAGCGCCATCTCCCTTGAACAATGGGATGTTATTTCCGTACGGAGCTGCAAGTGTATCAATTGCACCTTCTGGTGATGCATGTGGGTGGATCGGCATTGTTGCACCAGCAAGAGTCGCACTCTTGTACTTCTTTCCATCACGGGCTGTCCATAGAGCTCGGCGCCCGCCAGCCTTCAATCCATCTGTTGCTGCGGGTAATGCCCGCATCTGCATTACATACAAAGAGTAGGCGTGTCGTTGTTCGTTGATGTAGGGAGATGATTCAGATTTTCTGGCCATTATTTGGTCTCTAAATAGTTACGAGCACGATCACACACTTCAAGCAAGTTAATAGGCGCACATTCCGTGTGCTCAACGCAAATGTTGATATTCCAGGGGTTAGCAACATTTTGGTGGATGTGTCCATGCACGTTAACACATCCTGACGGAACACTATCCATTGGATAGTGCGTGAAATGCAACTGATATTCGTACCCGTCGGGCTCACGAATATCAACAACCATACACAAGTATCGTTCATCAAAATCAAGGTTGTACAACGTTCCGTCGCGATGCATATCGTGGTTACCAACAATTTGAATCTTATGGCCTGGAAGGCTTCGTAGAATTCCGTTGATCTCATGCTCGCCCATAAATCCAATGTCACCACCCCAAATGCAGATATCATTTGGGTGCACGATTCTGTGATAGTTTCCAATCATTGCAGAGTTCATCTCGTGCTTGTCAGCAAACGGCCGATGCGGTGCAGTATACTTGATGATGTTGTTGTGTCCGAAGTGAATATCACTCCACACCCATACCATTTGAGTGTATGGATTGATTGGTTTTGCCACTGTCTTGACGTACGGAGTAATTGCTTTCCAGTTGTCAATCTTGCGAACCTTTGGTGTGTCACGTCCGTGGAACGTGTCAGGATTGCCCAAATCTTTCAAGTAGTTCAGGCGTAGTGTTTCGTTTGTAATTTTCATAGATCAGGATCTTCCCCGTTAACCCAATAATGAGTCCACAGGGCAGCTTCGCCCATAAGTTCCCATGATTCAGCTAACCAGGCCAGGAGTTTAGTTATGTAGTTAGCCATGCTTTTCGCGCATCAGCATTGTTTCCAAACAACAGTTCAAGCACTTCGTGCATGTGACCGTCGTCAATGATTGGAATTAGTGTATCGCTCTTTCCTGACAGGATCATTTCCCAATCTTCCGGAGCCATGGAACCTAATCCCTTATAGTACCGAACCTCGTAGCCCTTGTACTTGTCTTTGACTTTCTCGTAGTCAGCACGTCGTGTAAAGTGGATTCGTTGTTTTCCTTTCACTACGCACACGTTCGGCGCAACAAGACGAAGAATGATCGGTGGATACTTCTTGTCAAATAGTTCAGGCCAAAAATGGAAGAACAAGTTGGTCAACAACGTAAAGATATCGTCTCCGTCATAGTCAGCATCCGTTGCAACGACGATCTGTCCGTAATTGAGATCGCTTCGTATTGCTCGTTTGCCTGGCGTAAGACCGATTGCCAAAAGCAAGTCGGTAATCTTCCCCATCTTCAATGCTTGGGCAGGTGTAGTTCCGTATACGTTGTTGATTTTCCCTGTTAGGGCGTACGCAGCAGTTGTTTCTGGATCACGGACTTCGCAAATTTGACTTTGAGCAGACTCACCTTCGGTGATCAGAACCCGACACGAGCTACGATCTTTGTTTGTAGCGTCAAGCAAACCAGCAACACGCTTCGTTAGTTTCTTTGCGTGATCGTCAATCGCCTTCTTGTTTGCCTGTTTGTGATGCCGATCATTGGCACGTTCCAATACATCAGCTAACCATTGTTCTGTCCGCTTGGAAAACATTTTCCACTGTGCATCAATCATGCCAGTGATTTCTTTGCGGAGGTCTGGGCCGGTGAGCCGAGTCTTTGCCTGACTGTCATACTCGGGGTTCTTGATTTTCAAGTTTGCAAGGACCAGCAACCCTTGACGAGCATCGTTTCTGGTGACTTCCGTCTTTGTTTTCTTTGCTTCTTTTTCAAGATGCGTGTAAACACGGTCAAATAGAGCGTTGAAAAACTGCGTATTGCATTTACCACCGTCAAACAGCAGCGAGCTATTTACCCACGTATACATTTGCTCATCAATGCCTTCATGTGCATTGACAACGACAAACACTTCACCAGTGATATTTGGTTCATTGATTTCGAAACAATAGAACACCTTGTCACCAGCAATTTGCGCTACAAGATCAATCAATCCCTTCTTAAACCGATAACGTGTACCGTTATATTCTACGGTAACATCAGGGTTTGTCATTGCAATTTCGATTGCTCGATTGCGGATCAATTCCTCAGGGAGAGCGATATTCTTAAACACCAGTGGATCAAGCTGGAACGTAATTTGTGTTCCTGTGTTTGTCGTTGTGGTTTGATTGACCTTGGGATTGGATACTTTATCTGCACCATCAACAAACCGCTGGAAGTACTTCTTACCGTCACGGTGAATGGTAACATCAAATTCACTTGAACAGTAATTCGTACACGCTGCTCCAACCCCGTTTTGGCCGATTACGCCTACTTCCTTATCGTCAGTGAAGTTGCGCCCAGCTTTCAAACTACCAAGTGCAACTTCCGGCGTACGCTTGCCAGTAGCATGCATATCAATTGGGATGCCTCGGCCGTTGTCACTAACGGAATACCAACCAGTATCCGGCCGGGCATCAAATTTCAATAGCTTGATCTTTGAGGTCAGATGTGAGAATTCATCAAGAGCGTTATCAACAACTTCACCAATAGCTTTGTACACAGCTGGGATGAATTCTACTTGCTTGATCTGAAACTTATCTTCTGTCAGCAGGGGAATCCCGTATACAACAGGATGCATATTGCCGAGGTAGATTTGCGTACGCAACCGTACGTGTTCACGATCTGATAGCGCCTGGATGTCTGCGCCAGTGTACTTCTTATCCTTTGCCATGAAATTCCTTGTTACTTTTGATTTGACTTATTATCGATCAAAGAGTTAAGATCCTGCAACGCTGTATGCAATGCTCCGTAAATGTTCAGCATTGATTTGGTGGCATTTGGACCAATAAATCCATGCAATCTCGACAGCTTGTCAAGCACAAGTTCTTGTTGAACTGCAAGTTCGCTGATGGTCATTGATGGCCATAAATCTGACCGCAAGTTCTTTGTAGGATCAGTATCAGGATTAACGGAGGTGTTCATCGTCAGCAATTGAAATTGATAAGTTTAACCCTGTTGTTCGCTTGATTCTTGGCATCCATTTGAAGAAGTTTTTGCCATGCGTCATACGGTGGTCATTGTGATGTTCCCAAGTGTGCACCATTTCATGAACTAAGATGGAAAGCAACAATCTACGCGAAGTAAGGGTTGGTTGAATGGTAATTTTTACATTTCCATATTTTCTGGGATGTGCCCATGCATATGTAGTGTGGTGTTTTACCAATGTTATTGTCTTTGGTTTAGGTAGTTTACCATAAAACACCGCAACATTCAACATTCTCCACCAATATTTGATTATTCGTTCTGAAACTACAACTGGTTGCTTACCTCTTGCCCGAAGGTGATGTTTTATGCGCAACCTTGCCGCGTGATGGTCCAGAATCACAATAAATTCCAAGTTGAGTTTCAGCAGTGAACCGATCACTACTGGTATGTTGGATGATTGTCATTCTCGTGTACAACTCGCCGTATTTCAGTATTGCATCGTTAACATCCTTGCACGAGCCAATATCAGGAGTGCTGATAGCCCATCCAAGATCCAACGCCTGCTTTGCTAACAAATGACCATCACCGAACTTATCCGGAATTACCACTTTTGGTCTTGTGGACATGTTAATCCACCGAACCTGATTAGGGGTCATTTTATTACCGTATACTGCCACACCTTCAAGATGAAACGCATCAAACCATCCCTCTACAATATATAGTGGATCTTCAACATAACGTTCGATTTGTTCGTATCCGTTTAGAATGCTCTCACGCGCCACATTTGGACTCAAATACTTCTTCACGTGCATGTCGGTTAAATCTCGACCTTGCCAGAACACCAATTTGTTACCCTTATATGTTGGAATGATTAGACGTCCGTACCACCGACTGTTGTCAGGATGGTCGGCTTTGGCGACCAAGTAGAATGGATATTTCTTCCAATCTACCTTACGGCTTGCCAGGTATTCAATTGCATATTGTGCAAAGTCATCAGTTGGATCATCCGTTAACTTGTAGAAGAAAGACGGAAAATGAATCTCTGCTGGCTCAATGCTGACGTAAGATGCTGCTTTTGACGGGATCCCACCAGCTTCCCGCAGTTCCAAACCATGATACAAAGCAGCTTGCCAATCCGTCTCTGGAATCCCAAATGCTTCCAATACTGAGACCATATCATGTGGCATTGTTTCATGCTTCGTGGGGTCGTATCCAGCGCCAAGCCCACAGTTGAAGCAATTGTATCCAACAGTCTCACCGGTAAATTTGAAGCCAGCTCTTTTACCCTTTTTACCGTGATCCCCACAGACCTTACACAACACAGCATAGAATCCCTGGCCATTTGACCGAGAAGGTAGATTGATGTGTTGTCTAATGATTTGTTGTAGGGTGGGAGATTCCATAGCTTCCACCTTACATCATTTCCTAATAACGGTCAATCAGTTGCTGCTTTCTTCAACTTGTCTGTTGCACGAGCTGGACCCTTACGATAGCCCTTTGGGTTTGGTGCTTTTGGTGCTTTTGGTGCTTTTGGTGGAGGGTCTAATTTTGCCAAGAGCTTTGTTGCATCTTCCAACACCTTTTTGGTTGAGACAATCAATTCCTGCTTGTCTTCTGCTGCCTCTTTTTTAGACATGATTGCGACCATATTTTCAAGGCGAACCTTAATCTCAGGTGTTTGCATCCACATATCTTCACCCTTGACAATTCGGTTGAATTCATCTTGTGACAAGAATGGGATATAGATGTCCTCTGCAAGCGCCTGAAACCATTTCACTGTTGCTTCAAGTTCAGACACCATTTCATTGCCTTTACCAATCAGTCCACCGTTGAAGTTGTGGAACATCATGACACAGTGCTCATTCACTACCATCTCGTCTCCCGACAGGAAGATTAGCGTTCCCAGTGAGTGTGCCATACTTTCCAACACAGTAACAATCTTTGCAGCTGAATTGGTCATAGCGTTGATTAGTTGCACACCGGTATCCAACTGTCCACCAGGGGTGTTAAGGTGGATAAAGATCACATCTGCTGAACTTGCTGTTGTGATCTTGTGAATCATGTCGGTGTAACCTTCTGGTTCACCAATCGCTTTGCTCAGATAAAAATGTGTATGTTGTGCAGAAAATACTTGATCAAACTGCTTGTACGGTTTCTTTTCCAGCTCTCCAAAAGGAAATTTGAGGTCATCTTGGTCTTCTTCTTCATCATGCTGACGAGGCTTTGCATAGACGGTTTTGTATCTCATATGTCTCCCTATGTTATGACAATTCACCCGTATTTACTGCAACACTGCCAGGGGGAACTTAGGTAAACTGGTGAGGGGCAAATCCAATAATATCCTTAGGTCGAATTCCACTAAGAATCAATTGTTTGATAGCATCCGCAATTGAATGGCCTGTCACAATGTTATCATCAACAATCATTACGTACGCATCTCGTAGCGCCGATGAGTTAGGATTATCACTCATTTGGATTGTGTTATAGTATGCCCTTCCATATAAGGATTGAGGAGCATCCATTTGTTTCTTGCGTGAATATGTTTTCAATGCTTTTTCAGCAGCAATGCGTTGAGTTTCAAGCTTTTCCCATGCATCAACGTCGTCTCGTTCGGCTGCTGCATCAACTTGGGCAACTAACGCATTATATTTTGCCTTCTCCGCAGCAAAATCATATGCGACACCTCTTTGATTCCTTACCAAGTGGTGTGAAAGTGACGGATATGGATTCTTCTTAAATGCGTCAACAATTTGAGCTCCTGACAGTTTTGAAATCGCCGCTGCAACCAGTTGAGGAGTTGGTGATGAAGACGGCATCGGAACAACGATGAATTTACCAGTTCGCATCCAATTTTGGAACTGTGAAACAGCGACTCGCGATTGCTCCCACTTGTGATTCATTGTTTTGGTAGAAGTTCGCTGTGCGACTGATATTGCGTCGTTGATCATATCCTCAACGTCTTGTATCCGCTCTTCATTGCCAGCTCGTAATTTTAGCCGATCTTGTACAGGGAGATTGTCCTTTGTTGGTTCCTGAAATGCGTATACCACATATACGTCACGAACCTCTGGTGGGATTCCTGCTTGCTTAAATATCACCTCTTCTTCGGGTGTAGGAAGTACACGAACGCGGTGAGCTGCCACATTGGGTTTGAATTTAAGAGCATCACTGGGTGAAAGTAGTTCAAGCAATAACATACGTAAGTCCTGTTGATTCACGTATTTATAAGATCAATAACGGAAAGGGGCGCCCGAAAGCGCCCCGATCTTGGATGATTTGATGAGAAGGTTATCCTGACCTCCCGCCGTACAGGTTTTTAAGCTGCGAGGGCGTAAACGTTTTCGTTTGCGTTTATGTGTTTTGCTTGATTAACGGTCATCGCCTACCGTGTTGTCCACTTCAATACTCACCGCCCAATCGATAGCCTGGTCGCCCCCATCAAAAAGACTCTTATCCTGATCACGCCACCTTGGTGACAAACTGTAATTAAACAAGTTTAGCGGCGGTATGTAATCGTCCCACTGTTCCAATCAAAATCCTTTTGGTGGAGGCGGCGGGAATCGAACCCGCGTCTTGAACTCTTTCTATCTGCTTCTTTCTTCAAGATTGCTCTTAAAGCTTTCACAACAGTAATGGTATTTACTCTGATTCGTCAGAAAAAGTCAACATCTCACGAACTTGCTGCTTGCCAGCATCTCGTTGATGTTTGTGAAGTTGTCGTTTGATTCGACGCCTTGCGGTGCGTATGTGTTTTCTAACATCAGCAGCGTGTGTATCACCAAGTTGATCAAACTGTTCTTGCAGCAATTGTTCTTTCTTGTCCAATGGAACCTTCATTGAAAGTCTCCTCAACTGTAAAAAACGTGATCATCTTCTCATCATTAGGATCGTGTTGACTTTGAACAATTGGACAATCATCACATGTCCATTTATAATCGCAGTCGTACTCGCCCCAGTAATCCCTTGTGCCAATACATCCAGCTTTAAGGATTCGCTCGTATGCTGGTGTATCGGGATCCGGAACAATCTCGTCGTCATTGAACGCGCATTCCAAAGCGTCAACGAGCTTTTGGATGTCAGCAGCATAGAAGCCACATGAGTTTAGCGTGTTGATTTCAACAATTTTGATTCCATCAGGTGTATCACAAACGTCAATAACAAACGCTTCATGCGGTTCCCATTCGGCTACACGAAGCTTCACATATTCATCGAACCGGACATCAACCTCGTCGCTGTACATCACCTTATCACCGCGTTTGTACAGCGACTTCGTCACAATCTTGCCCTTGACAATCCAAAACCGGTATTCAGCAAAGATCACTTTCGGATTACAAACCTGCACCAGTGTGTCTTTTGTCAATGAGTTGCCGTAATCATGCTCCAACACAACAACTTTGCGCTTCCACTCGTAGAATTCGTCCTTAGTAAACACATTACCAGCGAATACCTTGCTGTCTTCAATGGGACGAATGAACATCAACTCTTGATCAAAGTTGACATCCTTGAACGCACATACTTGTGCGTCTGCATTGAGCATATGTTCGCCCCAGTGCTGCATTTGAACGGTAAAGTTCTCTTGTTCGAGGTCAAACACACCTGGCTCCCACTGATACTTATTCGCCGCGTGACGCAGGGAATACGACCCCATACAAATAGCGTTATAGTGGGATAATTCAGGTTCAGGAATGAGCTCACCAACAAACGGTACAACCTTGTGGATTGAGTACGGGAGCTCCATTCGTTCGAGGGTGTCAAGGAGTACTTGGTACGCCTCCTCGTTGAACAGGTTGTTTTGTAGAATCCAATGCATCTTTGCTCCGTTGTATTAGTTGTACCAATGTCTGACGCTTTTGATCATCAGACATTGTACGCCAGTTTGTAATTTCTTCTAACGTACGATAGCACCCACTACAAATTCGATCAACTGGATCAATTTTACACTTCTTGATGCATGGACTCTGGACAAGTGTGGGGGTCAAGTTTAGATGTCCAACCGTATTGTAATGGTTCATGTTCTACAAACGTAAGAATTGAATTAACTAACTCAAAGCAAGTAGGACAAAAACCCGCCGGCCTCGTGTCTCTCCAAGAGTATTTGTTTGTGGGATTTTAATTTCACCACCAGCTACTTTATGGGATTCAAGCCAGGTAATCATGCTTGTCGGTAAACAAAGTGTTCTTTCATAGACGTCGGCGCAAAATAATCTCGTACGCATTGCTTCGCAATTTCGATATCAAATTCCTTGCACGAGAAAATATCAAAGTATGCTGTACCGTCAAGTTCCATAAAGTGACCACAAATATTACTAGTAGTGATCAACTGAACAAGACTATATCCTTGCTTTGGATCACCAGGAAGTAGGTATTCTATAATTGGTTCTCCGTGTGCAATCATGTCAATACGCTTAACCAAGTCTTTTGCAAACGTCTTGATTTCCAATTTGCTCTTGATACCGTCATTACAACCAGCACAATCTAGCATGAGGTGATAACCCCAAGACTTTGTGTTCATTTCTTTCCCTTTGTTTTGTCAGCCCAGTCGAGATCTAAATCTTCGCTGTACTCTTCAACAATCTTGATTTCTTTGACAGCATCTTTGATATCAGGTAGCTTTGTTTCATCCATATCACCAATATCGTACGACAATGTGATATGAGTTTTATAGTCAGGGAAATCGTACGTAGCGTCGTGCTCTTTCATCAGTTTTTCATGACGAGCGTTCAACTTATCACAGGTGAACTTCATCACCAAACACCGCGTTGTATCTTCATCGCGGAGTTTGCCTCGTGATTCCCACACTTCCAACTTTGTTGGTGTGCCAATCCAAGCTGGATCAATCTTACCAAGCGGTTCATAATCAGGACAATGCTTGCGACTGTACAAAACAGTGCAGTGCATTTTATCCGTCTTCAAACCGTTTGGAATATCATTGTCTACTATGTATTTGGCAACTGCGTCAGTCGTGCTTTTGTCAAAGTTTACTGCTGCGTACGTTCCTTTTGTTTGTTCTTGTTCTAATAGGTCTTGTACTTTCATCGATTTCCTTGTTATGTCACGGGTTCAAACCCTGTGAGGCCCTCTTTTAATGTGTTGGGCACCACAGCTTGTCCATACATCCAGTGGGAAACTGTGGTCACGTGACCTTTGCGTACGTATTTACCAACATTCTGTTTGAAGTGAATGAAGTGAAATGGCTCGTCGATTCGAACAACGTACCCTTCAATTTCACCACCTTCGGCAACACGCACCTTCTTGTACGCTTCGTATGCATCTTCAATTGCCTTCTTGTCATACACACCCCAGTAAATTACTGGGCACGGTGTAACTCCAAGGAGCTCGAACCATTGAAGCGTGTCTTTCCACGTCAAAATGCAGTTCTTATCGTCCCAAATCGCAAACCCGTAAGCGTATGTGATAAGATCCTTGTATTGGATTGAATGCTTGGCAAACACGTTTTCCACGTTAACTCGCCATCCGTCGGGAATGTCTGATTGGATTCGACCATGGAACGCTCGGATCCAGTTCCGCGATGGGTGACCACCAGACGTAACAGAGCGAGCATGGATGTGGTCGTTATACATCGACGTGTTTTCACCATCGAGCTTTTCCATCACAACAACCATCCTACCGTCAAATACATTGACGTCAGGCATCATCCGGTCATCATCGTGCATACCAGGAGACCACGGCAGGTGGAATGTTCGTGGGTATTTGACGTGTTGGTCAAACAAATCAAGAACACCGCCTTGTCCCAGTACCTTCTGGACACTTTCGTCATTGAACAGTTCACCTCGCAGCCGACGCCCAGTTTCAAGGATCACGTTGCCCCACTTATCGTACACCGTGTCGTCGTACATGTGCTCGGGAATAACTGGCTTGGTGATCCCAGCGTGCTGCCGAATGTCCTCAACAGAGATTGAAGTCATTTCACAAGCCATGTGATGTTCGGCACACACAGAAGCGCCGTTGTTGAGGTAGTAACCTCCATCAGAAAAAAGACGGCGTTCGAGTATGTGATGGGCATCAACTGCCGGCTCACCGCACACTACACATTTGTGATTGTCACGAGCGAAAACGCCTTCTCGGAAAGCGTCTCGCGTCATTAAGGTATTCATGATGACTCCAAGTTATTACTGTTACGATACAGCAATCAGGGGCAAGAGTCAACTCAATAATAACTGCTGGTGTCTGTTAGTTGCCCACACCGTTTACAACGGCGCTCGGCCCATATACTATCAGGGTCGTTGAGAGGACCCCAGGCATGGATATTGAATGTGCAGAGCAACCTTCCAAAGAACCACTTCATGGATTTCTCCTCCATACAGTGAATCGAAGATCAGGTGCTGTTTCGTTTTGAAATGTCTTGTCAATTGCGAAATGCTTCATGATGTATCCTACGGGGAAGAATCGATCAGCATCAACATCCTTATTGACAATGGTAATGTACGCCGTAGTTGCTTTTGCAATCCCTTCACGGTAGATACGCTCACCACCAATGAAAAACACAGTGATGTTATTATCCGCATCAGCAAAGGTCAAGTGCTTGTCAACGTCACTAATTGACGCAACGGCAATCGCATTCGCACGTGGAAGCGGCGTAGATGTTACAACAAAGCATCGACGGCTTGGGAGCACACTTTCAGCTGCTTTGTCACCAAGGCGGGCATTGATATCATCATATGTAGTGCGGCCCATAACACAAATATGACCTTTGGTCATCTGCTGGAACCACTTAAAGTCTTCTGGATAGTACCACGGAATCTTTCCATCCTTTGAGAACCCACCGCGTTCATCAACAGCGACAATCACAGCATATTGCTGCCGTGGTGTTTCGTTAATTGCTTGTTGTGTTCGTTGCGCCCACATTTGTGCTTCCATCAACTGACGTTGAAGTGCTTGCTGTTGAGCTTGCTGTTGAGCTTGCTGGCGAAGCATCTCTTGGTGATGCTGCTGGGCTTCTTGTTGGCGCCGAAGTATTTCTGCTTGCGCTGCTTCGTTCCATCTCGCCCTCGCTTCTTGTTCTTCTTTTTCAGTCATTTCATATCCTTGTACAAGTCATACCACACTTCAAATTCATCACGATTGCATTGACGAACTTCATCCAAGAACTCTAATAGTTGATCAGATTTAGTCGCCCGTTCGCAATATGGAATACCAGCATACAGTTCAGCTTGTCGTCCTGCAACAATCACACTGTACTTACCCATTACCCCGTCGCCGTGAATCATATTACATCTCCACGTCGATACGCCAATTGAGGAAGCAATTGTTGAAACAATGCTGATAGTTTACCACCTGAATCCAACTTATCTTGGGTTGAATCATCAACATCGAAGAAAATCCGATCAATCGAAAGCGTTCGTAACACAGTCGGATTTTCTATCAGCTGGTGAATAGAGTAGAAGAAGTATTGCTGCTCGTTGACAAATACGAGGTTTTGTGTATGTCTCGTAATCGCACCTGGCCGTGTCATTCGAACTGCCATCCGATGAAACGTTGACCGTACTTGGTCAGTAAAATTTGTCGTCTCCCCAATGTACAAGTACGTATTTTGAGGTCCACCAAGCTCAACTTCTCCTGCCAAGAGGGACATGTAGGCAACCGTTTTGCCCTCGCGGCGATGGCGATACCGACCTGACGTCAGCAATTCAACCGACTGATGGAGCCAGTCTATATCTGTGGTTCGAGGAATAATCACACCATCTCCAAAGCGGAACTCGCATAAATAAAGAAGAGTTTACACGTATTTAGAAAGATTGTCAACATGACAAAAGACGAAGCAGAGCAAACAGGGTCAAAAACTTATGATAGTTTGACCTCTTGTAGAGCAGCAAACCATATTGGATTACGGTATACATCTAATGGTGGTTGTGTTGAGTGTTGCAAGAGTGAAAAGCGAATACAAGATCGCAACCAATGGCGAGATGCTAACCAGGAGCGGAGGCAGGCAACAGACGCTCTGTATACTAAACGACACAAACAGCGCATTAGCGCCTACCATAAACAACGGTATATTACAGTGTTGCGTAGTGAACGACTAGCACATTATCACACACTGAAAGCGCAGCAATCAGAACTCATTAAAGACCTGTACTTGGGGCGCGAAATGCCTGTCCCTATGTCAACTGGTGTTGAGGATTTATTTCGACAGCATATTGTATGGCGCATTGTCAATGAAGTTACGCCCGAGGTTCGGGTTGAGTATTCATCAAAGGGAAATAGGTCCAATGGTCAAATTGATATCTTCCTTCCATTATTAGATATTGGCATAGAAGTGAAATTAGACACCCATTATTGGTCTCCTGCTTTAATTAAGAAGCAACTAACCAAGTATGAGCAATGGCTGGGTGTGGGTAACGTATATGTTACGTCACCCACAGGACGGTGGGGGCTGATGCCGGACCAACTTATAGAGAAGCTAAAAACTCATCCTTCGTCATAATAGGAATACCAAGTTCACGAGCTTTTTTGAGCTTGGTAGAACTATCTGCTGGGTCAGCCGCCACAACCAGGTGCGTTTTACTGGACACACCAGAAGCAACCCTTCCACCAAGTTCTTCGATTTTTGTATCAAGTGTCTTGTCACGAAACCCTGTGATAACAACATCCTTGCCAGTTAGGTTACCAACTTTCTTGGCCTCGAATGTCTTAATCGTGACAAAGTCTTTGATCCAGCCATAAAACTCCATGAAAACTGGGTAACCAGCTGCGACTTTGGCAGCAGACTTCTGCTCGAACCCTTCAACTTGCATCACCGCTACAACACTGGCACATTTGGTCATATCGCCATGGAACGCTTCGTACAGTTTCTTCATCTTCCTAACACCAATGCCTCGGCCAAACGATGCGTGTGCACCCATCAGTTCGTACAAAGGAATGTTGGTAAACCGAGTGCGCATTGCAGTGAAAATCTTCTTGCCGATCACTCGTGAACCAACGAGGTTACTGATATCTTCTTGCGACAAAGGAATGATCTTTTCAGGGACATCAAATCCCATATCAAACATCTCACGCAGATTGCCTTCACCGAGTCCGGGAACGTCAATCGATGCAAAGAAATCGTTCAGTCGTTCGAACTTGACAGTATCATTGCTTGATGCGTCAGCAACAATCAGATCAACGCCTGTGTCAGTCCACGTAGCAGTTGTGTCATCTGGCATTTGCGGTGCAACAGGCTTGACAGTTTCGAGAATGAACGGAATCACATCACCGCTGCGTGTGATTTTGATCAATGCACCAGGACCAATTCCAGATTCCTTAATGAACTTTGCATTGAAGCCAGTTAGGTTCGTAATCGTCACGCCAACGAGATCAACTGGCAGAATCTGGACTCGGGGCTTATAGTAGCCGTCCTTGGACAGATTCCACTCAACATTGCGCACAGTGGCGATTGCAAGGTTAGAAGCATCAGCAACCTTGAACTTCACAGCGTATTCTGGATTGAGATCATCCGTCGCCATCCGCGCACGAACTTTGGCACTGTCGACTTCAATTACTTGGCCGTCGAGCTCATATTTTGAGTTGGCGCGGCGATCGTTGAGCAGCTTGGTCAATTTCGTGTCGTCCCACTTTTCAGCTTGACCGTACACATAGTCAACAACCGTAAATCCCCATGCTTCAAGTTGGTCCAGTTGGTAACCTTTCCCCATCGTTGAGCCAACAATCTCATACACAACTGTGTCGATTGCTTTGTATACTTCTGGATGGTTTTCTGACGAGTTCATCAGTCCAGAAACCATGTTGCGAGGGTTCTTGTAGATTCGGCCTGCGCGTGCGAACTTACCAGTGTTAACCTTGGCAAACGAAGCAGGCGAAATGATGTTTTCTGCACGAATTACAACGACCTTGTCGGTATTGATCGACTTGGGGATGTTGTGGATCTTTGAAGCGTGCCGCGTGATATCAGCACCCTCTTCACCATCACCACGTGAATATGCAATTTGCAGCTTGCCGTCGGCGCCGTACACCAGCATCACACTTGCACCGTCGAGCTTATCAGAGATTACAAGCAATTCGCCTGTAAGGTTGTTTTTGGCCACCCATTTGGCGTAGTCACCTTGGTACACTTGATTGAGTGAACCCATTTTGTATGGCAGTTTGATTTTGCCGCCACGGACTTGTGAGCCAACGCCGGTAAAATACTTGTCAGCAGGCGACAAACGTTGTGCGTATTGACGCAAAGCGTCGTACTGGGCATCAGCAATGAACGACTCTTCATCGTTGTAGTACAGCTCATCCGCTGCAACCAGTAACTCCAAAATTGTGGAGATGGAAAAGTCCTCGTACGAGCCGAGTACGAACATTTCTTTGGTCAGTTGCTTGCCTTTGGCGATGGTCAGCATGAGTAGCTCCGTAACAATGAGTTGATACGGCAACTATACAGGAACCCTGTTTAAGGGTCAACAGTTAGATTTTTGTTAGACTGAACACCACGTTTGTGATATTGATACAGTTGAACTGTTGAAACCTAACATCAATACTGATTGCTCCGTTTCTCATCTGTTCCATTGTGTTATTACGAAAATCACCAATGACATCAAACTTGTTAACAACCTTATCTTCTTGCATTTCTTCAAAATAAGCTTCAAGGTATGAAACCAATTGTGAAAAATCATACGTCTTTGAGAGAGTAGACGTGCGCTGGAAAATGAATTCCTGTGACGTTTCTTCTACGGTTGACACCAAGCGTTGGAGGAGTCGCTTGGAGTTAACGTTGTGGGCTTTGTATGCTACTTGAAAGTCAGCCATTTCATCCTCCTCAATGTTGGCTAACGGGATCCAAAGGTTCCCGTTAAAAATCATGATTTGCCCTCCGATCGCAGTCAATGATCCAGGTGCTGGTGTACCTGAACGTGATGCACCAGTAGGTGTGGGGATGTGTATGGTATGTGGCATATTATTTGGCTACGTCCATTGGAAGCGTTGGATGTGACGTATAGCCCTCGATGACAAAGTCTTCAAACTTAAAGTCATCAATGCTGGTAACGGTTCGAGCAAACTTGAACGTTGGTGATTCATACGGCTCACGTGTTAGTTGTTCTGTAAGTTGAGTGATATGGTTGTCATAAATGTGCACATCGCCGCCGTTCCAAATGAAATCACCTGGCACCATGTTAGCTACCTCACAAAACATCCGCAACAGAATACTGTATTGGACAATATTGAACGGCACGCCAAGTCCGATATCACATGATCTTTGATTGAGCATCAATGACAGTTCATACTTAGGGGTATTTACTTGATCAAGCCAGGTTTCCAACGTTTCTTCTGTTGTGTTTTCCAGAATCTCATTTGGATGATATATTTTGCCTGCCAACCTCATCCGTTCCATCAAAATCAATGGTCTGGCAAAGCATTGGAATGCGTAGTGACACGGTGGTAGGGCCATATCAGGAAGGTCAGCAACGTTCCATGCTGACACAATCATCCGTCGGTCATTTGGATTGTTCTTCAACTTGTCAACAAGCGAAGCGATTTGATCAATGTGCTCCCAGTGACCCATATGTAGATACTTTTCATATGCTCCTGGACCATCATTGATCATCATCTTGCTCGTTTCAACAAACTTCGGCCACTTTCTCCATTGATATCCGTAAATTGGACCGAGATCATCGTTTTCGCGAGCCCATTCGTCCCAAATATGAACATTGTGTTCAAGCAAGTACTTGTTGTCGCTTCCACCCTTCAAGTACCAAAGAATTTCACGAATGATTCCACGTGTGAACATCTTCTTTGTTGTCAGCATTGGAATTGATCCGTCACGAAGGTTGAACTTCATCTGATAGCCGAACACTGAAATTGTGTCGATTCCAGTGCGGTTTGGTTTACGAACGCCCTCTGCGAGAGCAGTGCGAATTAAGTCAAGGTATTTGTTATCATGGTATGTCATATATTATTTCACCTCAAATAGAATTTCTTCACGAACCCACTTACGCCAGCTGCCGGTTGTTCCATCGATTGGAGTTACTTCAACGAGTTCGTCAACTTTGCCACTACGGAGCTTGTTCTCTGCCTTTCGACCAGTTTTACGAACTTCTACATTTTCAAACACATAGGTTTGTTCTGCACTGCGCATAGCAGCCGCAGTTACTGCGTTTACAGAGTCCATTGCTGGGTCAGTTGCCATTGATGTGCTCCCGTTGAGATGGGGTTAGCATTCTGCTTTCAATATAATCTCGATCTTGCGTGAAGATTGGAATCATATCGTCAATCACAGACCCGCCCCATACAACACGATCTTCCTCGGTAATTGACTTTGTCACACATGAGCCTCGTTTCATCCACGTTGGGATGTCGTTCCAGTTGATTCCATGTTCTGCCATCAACATATCTTGTACTTGATTGTTGTTCTTCCCATGCATTTGCTTTTGTGAAAAGTGAAATCTACCAAGCATTTGAACACTGTTGCGAGATGCATCCTGTTGCCGCCAAATGAGATAGTTTACTACCTCCGCTGACGGTATGTTGTGTACACGCGAATCGAAGTTTGCAAGATCCGCAAAACTTGTGGGGATGCGATAGCTACTAAAAGCATGGTTGAAAGCAGCTGTTGCAATACTTGCAGAACTTGATACAATCTTTTGCACATTACCACCAAACCACTGTTGGGTTTCAAGCTCATCCCAATCCTTCAAGATGAGACTAATCTCATCTGATTGAGTGTATCCAATCACACAGTTTTGGATTCCTTCAACAAGGTGCCGTGTTGTTTGCACCATAACATAGTGCATTATGACACTGAATGGGGTGGTTGCAAGTGAAGGATCAAGGCCCTTCAAGCATTGGGTAAACGTGTGAAATGCGCGTCCATCGATGCGAATAACGACGGGAGTACGTCGCATTAGGTCATTTTGTGTGATGACCTCGTATGCCTTCATACGATCACCTAATGAATCTTTTGTAGTCATGGGTATTTCCTCTTAGTGGGATTACCAACTGACTATACACTAACAGATATGTAGTGTCAAGGAGAAGGAGGGGTATTATTTGCTTTCCACCAATGCAATACGGTGATGGAAGCAGACACAAGATATACGTTGAAGAATACGTTTATGACTACTAATGCGTCGGAAAAATTAACCAGCTGTGAACCAAACAACAATGATGTGATCAATACTGCGATTCCACACATAATAAACCACGAGTTGTAAACGTCAATTTTACGTCTACCGCCATGATTAACATCTGCATCTTTCATCATTGAATAATACGACGCAAGAATGTAAACGCCCCACGATAGTGAGAGCGCTGTCCACGCTGTGAACGCAAAGGGGAGGTTACTTAGAACCTGTTCCGCTGTTGGTAGTATCATTTGATTCTTGCTTGCGGATTTCAAGTGATTGCAGGTCAGCTGCCCGGTGGCTTGCAATCATTGCGTAGTAGGGGGTACTGGTTGGTGTTACAGCATATTTTGCTACGTAAATTAACATAGCACTGACTATTACGATAGCAAGGGCTCGTAGCGCGTGCGAGATAAGAGATCGATCGGCAGGACTCATGTATAACTCCGTGTAGTTTATGTATTTATAAACACATGGTCAAACAACTCTTTTTTTGGTTCAGGCTATAAATAATCGGTACAAATAGGAGCAGTTCATGGCAACGTCACCGGTAAAACCAAAAGGAATAAGTGTTGGCCTTCCTGCTACGCTAAGTCTTAGGGATTTGATTACAATAGTATCAGCAGCAATTACACTAACATTGGCATGGGGAGTATTCAGTTCAAGATTGGCAGTTCTTGAACGTGAAATTGTGTCGTTACAAAAATCAGATACAGTTCAAGAACTTGCTGTTGAAAAATTGCAAGTGCAAGTGCATCGAAATACTGCACACCAACAAGACGATGAGCTATTGATCGATCAGGTATTCCAACTACTGCGCAGGCCGGCTCCCACGAGACACGCATCTGAATAAAAAGCCACCCAAGGGTGGCTTTTTATGCGATCAAGATCAGTCGTCGCCTTCTTCTTCGGCGGCAATAATCCACGATTTGACAAACTCACTACGCACAATATCGTGACGAGTGAATACCACATTGGTGAATCCACCCATTCTGGCGGTGATTCTCATCATCTTATCCATCCCGGTAACTTCGTGTCTCTTGCGTAGATCTGTTTGTGGCATATCACCGCACATGATGATACGTGAATTCTTACCAAGACGTGTCATAATCGTATTGATTTCGTGAAATGTCATGCTTTGACATTCGTCCACCACGATCACAGCATTATCCCAAGTGACACCACGAATGAAGGATGTCGTTTGGAACTCAACCACGCGCGCATCCTTCATGTCTTGATATGTGCTCATACGTCCCATCAGATCACAGAACATACTTTGGTACGGAGCCTCGTAGATTGCAGCTTTTTCTTCAAGCGTGCCAGGTACAAACCCTTGATCACGTGTAGGAACTGCCGAACGAACGATGATCAGACGGTCAACTTCTGAGTCTGCGGAAAGAATGTCATTGAGAGCAAGATACAATGCTACAAATGTTTTTCCAGTTCCTGCGGAGCCAGATGCGGTAAGGTTGCGGCCTTCCATGTAGTCACGCAACATTTCACGTTGTGGGGGTGTTAGAGCTTGAATGTGTTTGAGATCATGCTTTGTCCAGGATTTGCGTTTTGTTGGCCCTTCTTGCCAAGCTCTGGTGTTATTAACGAGGGCTTGTTCAATGTTATATACGTTATGACGTGCGGTGGCTTTTACAGCGCGCTTTCTGGACATAGGTAGCTCCTTAGGGGTGTGGTTGGGGTACAGGAGGGGAAGGTGCGGAAGAATATCCGCGAGGAAGGAAAGCGGGAGTTGGAATAGCGGAATGCGAGCAAAAAGTCGTCATTAACTGTCCAAAAGGATGTTCATATGACTATTTATTGCTCGCATTCACAAATGCAAAAAACCGACTATCTACGCGATGTTAATCGTCCTTGTTCGGATCATACTTGAATTGTTCGATGATTTCGCCCTTATCATCTACTGTTTTCATCAACACCGTGTACCCCCACAGAGCGCCCACGTGCCGCAGTGTTTTGATCGTCTCATCCTCGTCTAACATATGTCGCTTCATAGATTGATGCTCCATTGTCATGGCACGTGTACCCCACACATCAACCTCCGTTACGTTGATGTACGGTAGTCGATTGTTCACATTTTGTTGTTCAGCCAGCTTTTCGCGGATCTGATGATATCCGTCGTCATTTTGAATTGCTTCAACCAGCATAGTTGGATTGTTGTCGTCGTCCAAAATATGGAAGAATTGGAAATCTCTCATTACCTTTGGTGATAGGTACTGCAAAATGAAAGCCTCATCCTTGAAGTTAAAGGCGGCATACTTGCACTCAGCAAGCCAATCCGACTTGCCACACAGATTTGGGAACCACTTGCGGTCTTCATCTGTGGGATCCAAGCACATACGCTTAATGTCATTGAACATTGCAAATCCAAGTGCATATGGATTTATTGGTTGCATTGGATATTGCCTTACTACTCCCGTGTGGCTGTGCATAAACTCCAACATAAATCCATCAGTGACATGACCTCGTTCGTACATCTCCATCATGATGTTATAGTGTGTGAAGGTGGCCCAGCCTTCATTCATAATCTGTGTCAACATTTGTGGATAGAAATATTGTGCGACTTTACGAACGATACGAAGAATTTCCTTCTTCCACGCCTCCAAGTTCGGAGCGTGTTTTTCAATAAAGTACAACAAGTTTTCTTCCGGCTCCGCAGGAAACTTTGGATATTTTCCTGGTTCTGCTGGCACCTTGGTTAGAGGTATTGTACGCCACATGTCATTAAACGTTTCTTCTTCGTGTTGAATTCGATCCTTAACACGTTGTTTTGCTTTGTCTTTTGACAACTGAACTGGACGCTTGTATCGATCAATACCTTGATTTCGCAATGCGTGTGCATGATCAAGAACCTCTTCAACAGCTCGTTCACCGTACTTTTCTTCACATTCGTGTACGTAGTGTTTTGCGTATGCCAGGTAATCAATGATTGCCTCGGCGTCAGTCCATTGCTTAAAGTGCGTGTTATTCTTGAAAAACGAATTGTGTCCAAAGCACGCATGTGCTATTACCAGGCACTGCATGGCTATGGAGTTCTCTTCCATCAAATAGCTGATGCATGGATTGCTGTTGATCACAATTTCGTACGCCAACCCCATGTGGCCACGCTTGTATTGTTCAGATTCTGCAACAAATTGCCTACCAAAGGACCAATGTGAATAATACAGTGGCATTCCAACAGCAGCGTACGCATCAAGCATCTGTTCACTGGTGATGATTTCAATTTGATTTGGATAGTACTCTATCCCGTATACCTCTTCGGCAATCTGTCGAATCTTATCGTATGCATCGTCAATATCTGCAAACGTCCAATCTTTACCAGAATCAAATTTAGCGCTTGTCATGATTTTCTTTCAAATAACTTAATGAAAACAGGGTACACGCTTTCTTCACTTGTAATAACAGCGGCACTTAGATGTTGTTGGACTTCACTCATAGGTTTGAAAATAGACCAAAGAGAGTCATCATCGTCACTAAATGATAGCCTTTGTTCGTCATCGGGATTGATTTGAACATACGCATAGTATTGCAATATTGGCAACATCTTGGTAAGGACAAAATCCTTAACAATTTCATTGTCGTGTGGGAAGTTATCACCATCTGACGAATGAGCAAGGTAAATGTTCCACAACTCCGGCGAATAGTGCAGCATGATTTCATCATACGCTGCTTCCAGACCTCTTGACGTTACAGTTCCGCCAGTCTCATGGCCGTAGTAAAAGTCTTGTTCAGTAACTACTTGGGCACGGGTATGGTATGTCACATAGACAATTTCAATATGCTCATATTCTTGCATTAGAAACAGATACAACAGCAGATAAAACGTCTTTGCGAGTTCCTTTTTCCGCTCATCCATTGAACCAGACACATCCATCAGGCAAACCATCACAGCTTGCACTTTTGGTACTTGTACCCTCGTCCAGTTGTTGAATTTCAAATCAATTGGGTCAATGAATGGAACTGCTTTGATTCGACGCTTCATTACCTCAATTTGATGTTGAAGTTTTTCCAGTGCATCTACCTCAATTGAGACATCTTGGTTATTTGCCTTACGGTGAGCAATATCAACAAGAAGTTCTGCTTCTTTACGTTCCAGTTCTTTTAGTTTCTTACCCTTCAACGCACGAAGTCCAGAGCGCCTACCTACGGCTCCTCGCATTGACCGCATCACATTCAACATCGACGGTGATCCATCAGACGTAAATCCATGACGTTGCATGACTTCTTCTGTCAGTACAGCGAGGTTTTCTTTAACAAGATCAGGCAGTGCACAATTGTCAAAGAAAATTTCAAGGAATTCTTCCTTGGTCAAGTGGAAGGTAAACTCATCTTCACCTTCTCCGTCTTCTGATCCCTTGGCGCCTCCTGGACCACTGCCACTGTTTGGTGGTCGTTTTAGCTTGTCACCAGGAACGAACTTATCATTACCAGGACGAACAATGTCGTTGATTCCTGTTTTATCGTGGTGGAAGTTGGGTTCATCAAGGTCGCGAACCGGAACTCTAACCTTTTTTCCCTTGGAACTTGCGAGGTCTTTCAAACCACCATCACGGACAATGTCTTTAACGCTGTCTTTGAGAATTCCCTTAACTCGCCCAATGAACTTACGACGATTTACAGAACTCTTGCCTTTGTCGTTTTTACGACGATCAATAATTACATGTGACATTTAGTCGTCCTTCGAACTGCGAGATTGGTCCAACACAATTGTTGATTAGTGAAGATGCGTTCTTATGCCACTATCAAGTGCATCATTGCCCATTGCTTCATTGATTTCATCTTGTGTTGCAGGACGTACACCACCATCCTCACCTACTACTACCACAGAACTATGTTGGGCAGCCGCCTCCATTTGCAAATCAAATTGCGCATGAGCAAGTGCTTCACGTTCTGGCGTAGAGATTGTGCAATCAAAGCAGATGTAAGATCCACCAGGCCCGTACGGTCTGATGTCCTCTTTGTCCTGCTCACAATAGAAGCATTTTTTCATATCAATTGTGCTTTCTGTACCTCATATACCATTCCACCAACAGACGAACCTGCTTGTCGGTATATCCCTTTGACTTCATCCGCTGAACGAAATCACTGTGCTTCGTTTCTTCATCAGCCGTCGCCTTCTTATTGAAGCTGATAACTGGCAGAAGTTCTTCCGTGTTGGCAAACATCTTCTTCTCAATTACCGCCCGCAGCTTTTCATAACTGGTCCACGAAGGATTCTTGCCAGCATTGTTGCGTGCAGCACGGAGAACAAAGTTGACGACTTCATTTCGAAAGTCTTTTGGATTGCTGATCTTCGCTGGCTTTTCAACCTTTTCCAACTCTGCATTCAACGATTCGCGATCAAACATCTCGTTCGTGTCAGCATCCTTGTAGTCAATGTTCTGAATCCAAGCATCAGCGTACATGATGTATCGATCAAATACGTTTTGACCGTATTCACTGTACGATTCAAGGTATGCCTTTTGAATCTCGTCTGACAGGAACTGTGCGTAGTTTGGAGCAATCGTTCCCTTAATGTACGAAATGTATTCCTCTTCAACGGCTTGTGGGAGACGCTCATTCATAACCTGATGTTCGAGAACGTACATCAGGTGAACAGGATTGGCCGCAATTTCCGTACTGTCGTGGTTGAATGTCTTTGACAAGCACTTAAACGCAAATCGCGTTGATGTTCCGTCCATTCCTTCATCAACACCCGCCAAGTCGCGATACTCTTGGTACGACTTTGCTTGTGGATCCTTGTCTTTGAGATTCTTACCGTCATAGATTTCCAGTTTGGAAAACAACGTTGAATTTTCTGGCTTGCCAAGGCGTGTGAGGACAGAGAATTGAGCCATCATTTCCAGTGTGCCTGGTGCCCGAACAGCACTTGACAAAGACGAATGCTTCAACAGCTTTTCGTAAATTTTGACCTCTTCTGTCACTCGCAAGCAGTAAGGAACCTTGACAATGTACACACGGTCCAAGAATGCTTCATTGCGCTTGTTGTTGCGGAATTGTTCCCACTCTGATTCGTTTGAGTGAGCCATCACAATACCCTGGAACGGGAATGATGCGAGACCTTCCGTACCGTTGTAGTGTCCGTCTTGCGTACACATCAGCAGAGGGTTCAGCGTCTTGATGTTTGACTTGAACATTTCAGCATAGTCAACGATACCCTGCGTTGCAACGTTCAGCGCACCACTGTAACTGTACGCATCAGGATCATCCTGGCTGAAATCTTCCAACTTACGAATGTCAACCTTACCAACCAACGAGCTGATGTCTTGGTTGTTTTCATCGCCTGGTTCCGCTTTGGCGATACCAGCGCGCGACAGTTGTGAAGGAAGCAACTTGACAACAGTAAACTGACGCAGATCACCGCCAAATTCTTGTAGTCGTTTTGTAGCCCACGGTGACATGATCGTTTTCAACGCAGAGGCTGGAATTCCAAACCGCTTTTCCAGCTTCGGACCGTCAGTGATTGGATCAAATAGGCCAAATGGGTGTTCGTATAGTGGGGAAACTTTGTCACCCGCCTTCAACACGTACATTGGAATGGATTCGAACAGTTGCTTGACGCGTTCTGCAAGTGAGGACTTGCCGCCGCCGACTGGGCCAAGCAGATACAGGATTTGCTTCTTTTCTTCAAGACCCTGTGCAGCGTGCTTAAAGTATGACACTGTATCGTCAATAGCCTTTTCCATCCCGTAGAATTCAGCAAAGGTTGGGTAGTAACGAATCTTGCTGTTTTGAAAGATTCGGCTCAGTCGCGGATCTTTCGAGGTATCCAATTCCACTGGATCACCAATTGCATCCAACATACGCTGTGGAGCAGTAGCATACATTTTTGGATTCGCCTTGCACTGTTCAAGATACTCAAACAGTGTCATTTCTACGCCCTGACGAGCTGAAAATCTTGCCGTATAGTCACCAAAAATGTCGTCGTGTTCAAAACTCATTGTGTAATCTCCTGTGGGTAGTGCGTATGATCATATAGTACTGGACGTTTGTGGTCCTGGCAACATTACTTATGCCACTCTTCAAGGGTCCTGAACGAATATACTTTGTTAAATCCATACACTGAAATATAGTTCAATGCAGCGGATAGTGTTGTAGGATCTGATGATTCACCATATACCACAATTGTAGTATCTTTTGGATATTTCTGAATCTGTGAAATTTGACGAAGGGACAGGTTAATAGCGCCTGGCAATGCACCATCACGAAATGCGACTGGTCCTCGTACATCAACAAGCACAGCACCTTTCCCAACTAGTTGTTGTGCTCTTTTTCCAGAAATGTATTGTCCCATTGCCATATCTTTCTCCTTAACAGTCAGTAGGCCCCAACAAAGTCGGCGCTGCAAGATGTTGTTCAAGCAGCGTACGCTCAGCAACAACATCTCGATTGATAGTTGCGGCCGCGTCAAACTTCTTTCCTTTGTTTCGTTTAGCAAGTTTTGCCAAGTTAGCATATTGAATCTGTTCCCAATCACCGTTAAGTGCGTCAACTGCGATTGCATGGTACCAGTTCAGATCACCAAGTTCTTCGAGGATATTGATCCCATCAATTGGCTCACCCGTATCAATCGCTGTGTACAATGCTTCCAACAGCTCAACCGACTCTGTTGCAAGTCCAATGATTGCATGGACTACTCGTGGATCAAGTTTCAGCAGTGTTTGAACGTCAGTTGCTTTGTTCTTTGCGGCTGCGGCAGTTGCTGCGCGGCGCAAAATTAGCGAATTATCTTCAAGCCGCAACTCACGTGCCTCTAACTTTGCTGCATCTTGTGGAAGACCGTAAAACGTGTCTTTCTTAATCACATCCAAGAGGTTTCCAGCGGCGATGACGGAAGATAAGATGTGTTTGAGTTGAATGACGTCAACAGTTACTGCTGAAATACGACTTTCAGTCTCAATAGCGCCGACGATGTATTCTTTGAGGTTCATATTGAATCCTTTTGTTATTGTTATGTGGTATACGATACACGAATAATCTGTACCCAGCAACGAAAAAGGTCGCCGTGGCGACCTTTTTGTTTGGAGCGGGTGAAGAGATTCGAACTCTCGACATTTTCGTTGGCAACGAAAAACTCTACCACTGAGCTACACCCGCAATGCGGTTATTTATGGTGACTTTGTATGAAGAGAAATAAACCCCTTGATTGTTTCAGCAACACCCTGATCCATTAGTACTTCAAAGTGGTTAAAGGGAAACTCAATATGATATCCAGCAAATTCCTTTTGGCTCTCAATTGTCACTACTCCGTCATTTGGCTTTGATACCAATACATGCTGACCCTCGGTCGTGATAATATTCAAAGTTGGTACAATTGGGCCAACCTTATTAAGTGAGCGAAGAATTGGACTTGTGGTTCGTATATTGCGAAAGAATACATTGAATGGCATCAACATTGACATGTGATCAGCAGCTTCACTCCCTCCAAATGGGGTACTAATTGTTGTAACTGTTTGGATCTTTTTTGGATGTAGGTGAGACAGTGCTACACCAATTATTCCACCAAGACTGTGAGAAACAATATGAGACGGTTGATCTACATGTTTTACAGCAGCATTGATGATATCTTGCAAGTGATCTGATGCATCGTATGTCAATTCTGTTACAGTATGGTCATCAAGTCGAGACTTAATGAACGAAAAACTCTTTGGCGTCGCATTCGCGCCGTGTATGTAGATGATGTGCATTTGACAATTACATCATGTATTTGATCATAAACTTGAAACGGCCGTCTGGTAGTTCCTGAATATCATTTCCATACTTGTGGTATGCAACGTACTCTACACGAGCAATTTCACGTTGAGCGGCAGCCCTATCAGAAGCAATTCCTGTCTGTGTAATGACGGGAGCATATTGCTTACCATGTACGTGATCTTGTTCATACTTAACGTCGGTGATCTTTGCTTCGTGCTTTAACCGATCGCGTTTTTCACGAGCATCTGCACTTGCTTGGTCATCAATAAAGTTTTGACGACGTTCCTCATCACTCATACGGCCGCCGCGACCAAGTCGCTGGCGGGGATCGTAGTCAGGACTTCCGGGAATATCTTCATCGCCTGGGTGGTAATCCCCAGGGCCGGGAATGTCTCGTGGGTTCATTTCAACAAGGTGACGAAATTTCATAGGAATCTCCAAAGCAAATAAAGGGGTGTGAGCCCCCTTATTTACTCTAATTGAGCTTGATCGGGTTGAGAAGTCGACTGTCTTTGGTTACCCGAGAGATCAGGAACTCCATTTGATCAGCAAGAATCGTACGATTCATCAGAATCAAGTATTCAGCCCTGTTTGGTGCATACGGCACGTACAGCAGCTTCATATCTGCTTCTTCTGGCGTCCGGTTGTCCTTGTACTTGTTACATCCACCACACGAAGATACAACGTTTGCCCAGGTGTCCTTACCACCACGAGAGCTTGGTTGGACGTGGTCACGCGTCAAATTATCAAGGCTGAACTCACCACCACAGTAAGCACAAATGTGCTGGTCACGCCGAAACAGCGCTCTGTTGGTTAGTGTTGGAATTCGGAACAATCCTTTGTCACCAATTTCTCCCCTGACAGCAATGATCGTGTTTAGATCCATGGACGATTGTTCACCCGTTACGCGGTTGTTACCACCGTAAATAGTGAAGTCCGAGCCACCCGCTGTCCACGCAATGAGATCCTTTGCCTTGTAATAGGCAGCATCTTCATACGTCATCCAGCGGCATGGGTTGCCAGCGATGTCAAGTTGCAAAATTAGCGGGTGTTCTCTCGCCATAGTAAATTCTCCGTTTTGGTTATGTTAACCATGTATTTATCGGGAAGACGGGCTGACTATCCAGCCCTTTTCCCTTTTAGACAACAGAAACAGCAGCGGGCGCGTCCTCTTTCATCAATTTGTAGCGCCTCAATGGCCGGCGCTTATCACCAATTAACGGTTGAGTACAAATTGCTGTATGACCAGTATCATTGTCAGGTTCGTGAAACATCTGATACTCAATATCGTTCTGTTCCAGATGATCTGCCGCTTTGTACAGATCATCTTCATTGGTGATGTCAATCAAAACAAGATGTGAATGAGGTCCGAAGCGGTGTCCTGCTTCAAGCGCCGCATGCGATGCTTGCACTATCTGTTGAGGCCCTGTAAGGTCTCGCCGGATGAACAAGTAGGTGTACGGCGTATTCATTGCAGCAGTGCAGTAAGTGTTGCCACTTGCTCATCCGTGATGATATCACCAAATGTCTTTTTGAAATCAGCTGGGTACCGCTTAATTGACCAACGCAGTGTTGCTTTGGCTTGTTCAAAAGACATCCATGGTTGGGCACCGTTTGCAATTTTGATTGGACTTGTGACTGGACTAAATCCACGATCAAGAGGCAAGCCTCGGATCATGTTGTACGTCAGAATGTCAGTAGGTGACAAACGGCGGTCTTTGGCACGTGTCCTGAAATAGGTACGGAAAGCTTGGAATTGTTCTCGTGTGAGAAGGTAGGAAGGGAAAGTGATAGTTGTATTCATGTTTATCTCCAAAAGTCAAAAAGTTTACGTTGCATAAACGCGCAGAAAGCGTGACTTGGGATAAACGGTGGGCCGTTAGCGAAGGGCACCTACATCGAAGATTGGAACATGATTATTTCCTTGGTTTTACTGATCCACTATTGAACCAGTGATGAGAGTATATATGATCGAGTCAATGATGTCAACAGTTCGGTTCAACAAGCATGACAGTTGGGGGTTCTTGACTTCCCAACATCCCAATCACTTGATACGTAATTCCGTCAATGATGTAGTCATCATTCCAACAATGAAATGAGTGCCCACTATCAACAGGTTCCAACTTTTCTCGCTTGATTCGATCCATCAAAGCTTGGCCTTCTGCTGCTGGCAGGTCAGTATATTTGAATGGGCATATTTTCTTGATATACGCCACAGCTTGCGCAGGTGTAAGATTGATCATATTAGTCCAACATTTCTCGAATTGATGCACCAGTTGCAACACGGCTAATTGTTTCTGCAAGCAAGTTCGCCATAGACACCTGGCGAACCTTTTCACTCATCTCTTCTGGCAGAGGAATTGTATCTGTAACTACCAGCTGTTGCAGGTTTGAGTTATCAAGATTTACAGATGCGCTGCCTGATAATACGGCGTGGGATGCATATGATACAACGCGACGAGCTCCACCAACGTTAATCAATGCGTCAGCTGCTTTTCCCAACGTCCCAGCGGTATCAACCATATCATCAATCATCACACACGTACGATCGGTTACATCGCCAATAATATGCATTACCTCTGACACACCAGCTTTCGGTCGACGCTTGTCAACAATCGCCAGGTCCATGTCTTTTAGATTCTTTGCAACTGCACGTGCACGTGCCACACCACCAACGTCTGGTGAAACAATGATTGGATTTTCATCCATCCATTTGTGATAAATGTCAGATACAAACAAGTTGGTTGCAGAGATGTTGTCAACGGGGATATGAAAGAATCCTTGGATCTGTGTAGCATGGAGATCAACAGTAATGACGTGATCAATCCCCACTGCTTCGATCATTGTTGCTGCTACCCGAGCAGAAATAGGTACACGAGAATAGCCGGGTCGGCGATCTTGTCGAGCGTATCCGAAATAAGGAATTACAGCAATGATGTCTTGTGCTGATGACCGACGAAGAGCATCAGCGATCAAAATCAACTCCATTAGATTGTCGTTTGCGGGTGCACATGTTGGTTGAATGATGAATGCCTTACATCCACGAACATTGTCTTTGATTTCAACACGAATTTCTCCGTCGCTAAATCGTTCAACGTCCATTCGTTCCAAGGGAAGATTCAACTTTGAAGCAATTTGTTGGGCGAGCTTGCGGTTTGCTGTTCCAGCAAACAATTTGATATCACCGATCATGCACATCTCCTGAGTGTAGGTATTTCCGTGAATTTACATATATGTATGTTCCACTCACCATACTAACTAACGCTGCGTAGGGGTGAAACAGAACAATATCGAACGTGATCAACGACAGAATTGGAATGATACCCAGCCCTATCAAAATAATCAACCCCATCATTCGTTGAAATTTTACGTACTCTCGAATAACCCGTGTACTCATGCTAATGATCCTTACCCAAACACTCGCTGCCGTTATAAATTATTGTAAGTCAAACGCGCCGTAGTATCAACCAAATAAAGAAAAAGGGTAAAAGTAGATGGGGACTAAATACGTGACCTTATACCCAACAGGAGACCAATATGGCACTCACCAAACAAGATTTCGAAGCAGCCGCAGCAATTATCAACTGTGAACCAGCAGCAGTACAAGCTGTTGCATCAGTGGAGACGCGTGGAGGTGGTTTTGATCCAGAAGGATTTCCAAAAACATTGTTTGAAGGTCATTGGTTTTACCGTCTAACTAACGGAAAGTTTGCTACATCAAATCCAACCCTGTGTTATCCAAAGTGGGATCGTCAGTTTTATGGTAAGACGTGGCAAGAAGAAAAGGCTCGGTTGAATGCTGCAATTGAGTTGGATCGTAATGCAGCTATGCAATCTGCTTCGTGGGGAATGTTCCAGATTATGGGATTCAACCACGCAAAGTGTGGGTTTAAGACTGTACAACAATTTGTGACAGCAATGTGCAAGAGCGAAGGCTCACAACTTGCTGTGTTCTCACAATACATTGTCAATTCTGGGTTGGATGATGAGCTTCGTGACAAGCGTTGGGCGGACTTTGCACGCCTGTATAATGGACCTGAATATGCGCAAAATAAGTACGATGTCAAATTGGCTCAATCGTACGCAGCCGCAAAATCTGCATAAGTTGACATTGTTGTTGAGGTATAGTACGATTTCCTCTCATCCATACGGGGAAATCTAATGCTTTTACGAATCATGTCTGATATTCACTTGGAGTTCTCGGACTTCAAGATTCCTGACCTTGACACAGACCGTGAGACGGTACTGATCTTGGCGGGGGACATTGGTGTTGTTCATAAGGTTAGCAACCTCAAAGAGCGGTATATTCCCTTCCTGTCAAGGGCAAACATTCAATTCCGCAAAGTAATTTTGATCATGGGCAACCATGAGCACTACGGTGGTTCATTCCGCCGGACCCGTGCCTTGCTGCAAGATGCAATAGGTCTTGCGATGTTGGAAAATGTCATGCTCCTTGAAAAAGAAACATATTTGGTTGACGATGTCGCTTTCATTGCAGCAACTCTGTGGACTGATTGTGATAAACATAGTCCGTTTGCGCATCAGTTGTTTTCAGGAATGAATGACAGCCGCGTGATCCGTACTGGTCCAAATGAAACACTGCCGTATGAACGCAAGTTCAGTGCAGAGGCTTCGTGGGTTGACCACATGCATGCAAGCAAGTTCATCTTCAAAGACATTGTGGCGCAGAAGGATCTTGGTCGTAAGACTGTGGTTGTGACGCATCACGGTCCAACAATGCAGTCGATCCACGAAGCATACCGTGGCAGCAATATGAACATGTTTTATGCGTCCGAGCTGACAAATCAGATCATGGATACGAATCCTGATCTGTGGATCCACGGTCATACTCACAAGCAGTTCAGCTACTTGGTTGACGATACGTTGGAGCATTGTCAAACTCGGGTAATTGCTAATCCTCGTGGCTATCACGGACATGAGGATACATCTGGCTTTGATCAAACGTTAGTTGTGGAGGTGTGATGGGACACTATGACGAAAACCGTAAGTTTGACGACGAACGGCGTGCGGCTGGAAAGAGCCACGCTGGGAGTGGGACTCCGTTTCAATACACACTAACATCGAAGATTCCAATGGACCCAAAAGAATCGAAAATCAAAAAGGTGAAATTTGAGGTACAAGTTCCAACAGAAGTGTACTCATACACCACACTACGTGGTTGGTCTGATGGACCAAAGTGGGTGTGTGATACAAAGGGTGCTTTTGACATGTCTCAACGAGAACCAAACATTGGTGTGGTTAACGTTGACATTGAAGGTGTTGCAGAGTTTATCAAAACGTACCCTCATCCTGTTGGAGCATTCTACGTGATTGCTGATCACAAGGAAGTTGTCAAGTTGATTATCGATAACCCGGAGCGAGATATTAGACACCTGTTGATCGGATAAATACAAAATAGTCACCACAAGTAGTGGCTCGCTGAAACAATCAGCGTAATAACTAGAAACGTCAGGCGTGCAAGCCCTAACTGCCGCCGGAGTGGGAACAGAGACTGTGAATCCAGTCTAACGAGCCCGTGGTATGAAGCCCACAGAAGTAGACCAGCTTGGGAGCTATGCCAACTTTTCACAAAACAAACATGTGTCGTTCATGTCGCGAGGTATATTCCAATCAACTGCGAAAAAGTGGGGAGGGGATTATTATTAAATCCCGATTTTCTGTAAGTGCTCCTGAACTAGGAGCTTGAAGTGAAACGAACGCTCCTAGTTCACCAACGGTATCGTTATGATGCCGCCATGGAACTGGGATGTTGGTTTCCTTTATGGGTTTGAGTACTATATACCTATATGATGGATAGACCGTCACATTTCACCCTTTGAAAGGATCTTTCAATGTCTCACAAATACAAACTCCTCGTCTTTATTGGTCGGTTTCAACCTGTCCACATCGGTCACGTCCAAGTAATCCAAGCTGCATTGTCAAAAGCCGATAATGTTCTGGTTCTTGTTGGTAGTTCCAATCAACCACGAACTGCAAAGAACCCATGGACATTTGCTGAGAGATCTGGAATGATCTCTATGTCTTTGGAACAACAAGAAGCAAAACGGGTTGACATGATTCCCCTTCGAGACCAGGCATACAACGATCAAAAGTGGGCTGTCTCTGTTCAGCAACATGTAGAAAATCATCTCGCTGCACTTGGACTTGATCCAAAGAGCAATGTGGGGATCATCGGTCACAGCAAAGATGAGAGCTCGTACTACCTCAAAATGTTCCCTCAATGGGATCTGGTAGAGCACGAAATGAACGAAGCAGTCAGTGCTACCGACCTACGCCGTGTGATGTTTGAAGAGATGAGCCTGAAATTTTTGACAGGCGTCGTCCCTGCACCTGTCGTCCAGGGCATTACAGCATTCAAGCAAACGCCAGAATATGCTGGGTTAAAGCGTGAATACGACATGATCAAGAAATACAAAAAGTCATGGGAAGTTGCTCCATATCCAGTGACATTTGTTGCTTCTGACGCAATCGTAATTCAATCCGGTCATATTTTGCTGATTGAGCGAGGAGCAGCTCCCGGTGAAGGCCTGTGGGCTCTCCCTGGTGGGTTCTTGAATCAAAATGAGTACATTGAGGACGGAATGCTGCGTGAGTTGCGCGAGGAGACGAAGATCAAAGTCCCCATGCCAGTACTTCGTGGTTCAATTAAAGCATCTCGTGTATTTGACCGGCCAGACCGGGATCCACGTGGTCGCATGCTTTCCCACGCATATTTGATTGAACTTCCGCCAGGTGAACTTCCTCTAATCAAGGGATCTGATGATGCTCGCAAGGCGAGATGGGTTCCGATTGCTGACATTGACGAATCGCAAATGTACGCAGATCACTTCCATATCATTAACTACTTTCTTGGTAGTCGTTGATAAAGGCCCTTCGGGGCCTTTTTGTTGTCTTGTAAACTATAATTGGGTATACTTTACGTATTACCGTAACTATTAGGAGACGTAATGGATATTCTCATTTGCTTTGCCATTGGAATGATGGCGTTAATCGCTGCTGCTCAATTGTCATATTGGGCTACTCATGGCAGAGAGATTCTTGCCCCTCAACTACGATCAGCAACGATGCTGCTTATGTGCCTGACGATGTTGGTGTTTCTCCTGTTTGGCACACGGTTGTTTTTGCGTCCTGACGTTGCAATTACGTATACAGATCGCACGTTTGATCTATACAGTAACCAAACGATCAACGCATCGTCGCAAGTGATCATTGAAAGCAAACATCTCATTGGGTGCGAAGTCAACTTGGTTAAATCGTACCCGTTGATGTTTGTACTTGGTAGAGAAACCAAAACGTTGAAGTTCAAACTCCCCTGCGATACGCTGTCTCCCGAGATGAAGACTGATATTGCAAACACTACCAGTTATTTGCGAGAGGACAAGTCATGAGTCTAAACCCAGAAGCACCTCATATTCGGCCCTGGGCCGACAACAAATCGTTAACAGTAATCAACTTCTTTGGTGGACCTGGAACGGGAAAATCAACAACAGCAGCAGAACTATATGCGCTGATGAAGAAGCAACACTTCAAGGTTGAATTGATTCATGAGGTTGCAAAAGACTATGTGTGGGAACGATGGAGTCACATTTTTCGTGAGCAGGATTGGATTTTTGCTCACCAACACAGACTGCAACGTCGTCTTGTTGGCCACGACATTGACTACGTGATTCTCGATAGTTCATTGCTGCTTGGGATCTTCTATACGGCTGATGATTTTCCACCATCATTTAAGACGCTTGTGCGTGAAGTATTTGACTCATACACAAACATCAATTTCTACCTGGCACGAAGTGGTGAGTTTGACTATGTGCAAGCTGGGCGCAATCAAACGCTTGAACAAGCGCAAGTAGTTGACACACAAGTGTTGAACTATCTTCGTGACACAAACGTTCCTTTCTACGCCGTTAACGCTGGTGATACAGCAGCTATACAAACCCTTGGAATCATTCGACACCTGCGTGTGAAAGCTGGGATTGAACAACCTCACAAGGAATACAACATCAATAGTTGTGATAACACGTAGAAACGGAAATGTTGACTTCTAATAGGGTTTGCATATATACTCCCTCATCGCTGAACAAAATCACTCTGCCGAGAGGTTCTGCAAAGCAAATCAGGTAAAAAGACCCTGTTGACTTCAAACCAGAAATCAATTAAAGTCTTCGAACTGAAACAAATTCTCTGAACGGAAGTTCAGCGTTAATGCAAGTTAACGAGACATATTGGTCAGCTGTGGTACTTGATACGACGTCAGTCGTAACCACACAAGACAAAAGAATACGAGGTATAGCTCGGATAAGCGTGGTAACACGTAAAAGGTATGGTCCTACACCGTATCGCCATCTTAAAAATGGTCAACCTATACAAGCCTAAGCATCTCCTGAAAGGGAGTCGTCGGTGTAGACCGGCGCTAAGTGCGAAGCAGGTGTTGTGGAAAGAACGTTGGCCTAAGTGCCAGGATGCCGAAAGGCTACTGGGAACGCCGGTCGATGAAGAGTAACGGGTGGTGCCGACCTCACAACTAAACCAACTTGCCAACATGTATTGCTAAAGGTAGTACGACTGTCTGAGTCTCGCAAACTAAGGCTGGCGTGCAGAATGAGAGGGCTGGGGTTAGGGAAACCTGATCACGGATCTCAAAATTCGATTGAGTAGCCGGCAGGCGAAAGGTATGAGGTGTGTTGTATTGTGTGCGCCAAAAGTGTATACAGCAACGGGACGCACACATCTCGGTAGGTTATGTCCAGGGATGGACAATCAACTCTAATTTGATTACATCTAAAAACGCAAAGTTGCGTCCGACGTAGTGTGAAAATGGCTTAATCCTTTGGCTGAAAAGCAACAAAGGTAACCAAAGCTCGCAAGGCAGAGGTTATTGATAAGGAGTCGCACATAGGGTGTAGCAGCCCGAACAGCTCGCAAGGTTGGTGGTAGACAAGATATCGAATAGCATTACGTGACAAGTGAAACGCCACACTTCAAAAAAGGCAGTCATGGTGGCTTACAACCTCGCGGTTGTGGAAACGAGTAGAACCTAGGGTGTCGCAGCCTATTAGGATAATGACTCAAAAGAGCTGCTCATAATGGTGTATTCTCAACCATATAAAACTGCACTGTTCTCGAAAGAGAACTTTGCCGTTTGCGGTTCTGGTAACTGTAAACGGCAAAGACATATACAATTGCGGGCGAGTATAGTGGCCGTACGCTAGGCTCATAACCTAGAGGGCCTGTTCGATTCAGGTGCCCGCAACATATCAGACTTCGAGTGATTGGCATAGGCGAACCACTCAACTAACCGACTTTAACAATGCGTCCTTAGTCGGTGGACGGTTGAAAGAGGAAGACATGATGTACAATAATAAGCTAGCCATAGCTGTCAAATCAAATGGTAAGGTCCTTCGCGAGTTCAAGGACACAGCGTTCATTCCATTCGGAAGTGAATATTCCCTCCTAATCAAAAACCTCAATATAGTACGCGTACAAGTGCGTGTTGAACTCGATGGTACTGATGCAACGGAAGGAACATGGTTGATCATCGCTCCAAACAGCGAAATGGAACTGACACGTTTCATTAAGAATGGCAACCTGGACAAAGGCAATCGATTTAAGTTCATCGAACGCACAGCAGGTGTCGAACAACACCGTGGTGTTAAGATGGAAGATGGGTTGATCCGGGTTGAATATCAATTTGAACAACCACCGCCACCCCCTGTGTTTTACGCTCCACGAGAAAAGTGGGTGAAGAAGGAAGTATGGACAAAAGAATTTGATGTATGTGATAGCGGCTATCGCACATACGCAGGTACTCCAACTTTTGGTTCAAGTGGGATTATGCGTGGGTTGACAAGTGGATCACTGAGTAGTTCTGCTGGTGCCATTGGCTCCGCTGGAATTGCACAAAATGCATTTGTCAATCAAGTATCTGCGTCGAGTGCAACTTTCTCTGCCAACATGGCAAGTACTACCGTAACTTCAACATCTGGATTGTTGTCAGCAAAATCCGTTGCAGCCAACCCTGTCAATGATGCTGGTATTACAGTTCCTGGTAGTGTATCTGATCAACAGTTTAAGATTGCTGTATGGTTCCCTGTGGAAACAACAAAGCATGTGATGGTGATCAGGTTGCTTGGTGAAACAGAAACTGGCCAACCAGTAATCAAGCCAGTGACTGTGAAAGCAAAGCCTAAGTGCACAACTTGCGGCCACGTTAACAAAGCAAAGTCAAAGTTTTGTGCTGAATGTGGCACATCGCTTGAACTTGTGTAACTAACATTGAGGCCCTTCGGGGCCTCAATCTACTTTTACTTGCGTGCCTCGTAAAAATGTGCGAATGTTGGACATTGGTATGCTAAATGATACCCAATTATGTTCTTGCTCCAAATTCATTACACGCGGCCCAATCGGTGATGTTGCTATTGCAACGGTTATGCCAATCAGCTTATATTGTGTTTCCAACTTAGTAAACAATCCACCACCTGATCCACCAGGAGCAGTTACAGACGTTGACACAATGTTATTTTGGAAGTTCCCTTGAATGTTCCCCTGTGATACTATTTGAACTCCATACGTCATGTACATAGGAAACCCAACTGTGAAGATTGGGCTGTCAACTTCTATCCGTTCTGGTCCTGCTAATGGAGCACATGGACAAGGAATAGCAACAGACAATAGAGCTAAATCTAATCCTCTGTCAATTTTAATCGGTACAGCTCGGACCAATTGATCTCCTCGCATAACATACATTTTGTTTGCAGCATTGGTAGGAACTACGTGGGCAGCTGTGATCATGTATCCTGATTGAACTGAAACAGCTGATCCACTACCAACAACAACTTCTGATTTTCCCGATAGTGCGCCTGCTTCAACGGAACTAATCAAAACGGGGTACACATACTGCCGAATAACGGAATAATCTGCTGCATTAGCGAATGTTGGCAACAACGCCAGCCATATCAATAGCTTAAATATGTTCATTATAATCCTGTGCTAAACCCTTATTTATCGGGGTTGGGTTGACGTACAAACCGCAATAATGTACCGTACCCCCTATGCGCTCGTAGCTTAGCGGTCCAAAGCTGGGAACTCTAAATTCTTGATCGTGGGTTCGAATCCCACCGGGCGCACCATCCACAAGGAAACCACATGTCATCAACGTCGGAGGCAACTGTCATTGTAAATGGTGTGTCATTGACACAAGGACAAGCAATGACAATGCGTGTAGCGCTGTCGGCATTCTTGCATGAAATGTCGGAACCAACCGCTCTTGGCACTGATGAACACGGTCGAGCAATGACAGACCTATACAGACTTGCATCTGATCGAATTATTCAGCTGATGATTGGACAGCAATGACGTAACAATCATAAATACTCTCACATCAATCAAAGGGATTGGTGTCCTAGAACTTTAAGACTTGAACAGACTTCCTAGAAGGGAAACATCATGAAAAACTACATTGGCATTAGCCGCGACCATTCCATCTCCATGCGCAGTATTGCAAAAGCAGCTGCGAAGGATTACAACGAAACAATCGGCGTAATTCGTGACCAAGCAGCAACTGCTGGTCAAGACACAATCGTAAGTGTCGTCCGTTGCGGATCCGGCCCACGCGCCGCAGTAATCCGCGAATCGATCAACAGCAGCATTTCAGTTCTCAAACCGATTGGTGAAGGACAGTACGTTACTGACGGAGGTTCAACTCCGCTGTTTGACAGCGTTGGTGACCTGATTGAGCAACTGGAAGCAACTCCCGATGCAAAAGACCCCAACACTTCTTTCCTTGTGATGGCAATCACCGACGGTGAAGAAAACTCTTCACAACGTTGGAGCGCCCGCTCACTGATGCAGAAAATTGGTGATTTGCAGAGAACCGATCGTTGGACATTTGTGTTCCGTGTCCCCCGTGGTAATGCACGTGCAATGAGCCGCTCATTCGGTGTGCCAGAAGGCAACATCCTTGAATGGGATCAAACAGACCGTGGATTTGCTGTGTCCACCCAAGCTACGAAAGAAGCGTTTACGCAGTACTACACAGACTTGAAGGCAGGCGTCAAGTCTACCAACAAGTTCTACACAAACATGAGCAACGTCTCTGTTGCTGACGTCAAAGCAAACTTGGTTGACATTTCCAGTGTGATCAATCTGTGGCTTACGGCACAAAAGGAATCAATCCGCCCGTTCTGTGAGCGTATGTCTGGTAAGTCGTTCATCAAGGGTGCTGCGTTCTATCAGTTGACCAAGACTGAACCCGAAGTGCAGGATTACAAGCAGATTGTGATCCGCGACAAGGTATCAGGCGCTGTGTATGGCGGTCATGCTGCTCGTGATATGCTTGGCCTGCCGCGTAGTGGTATGGCATATGTCAAGCCTGGCGATCATGGTCAATACGACATCTACATCCAGTCAACATCGATCAACCGTGTTCTGCCACCCGGCACACAAATGATTTACTGGCCGACGCACGATCAACCAATCACAGCACCCGTTGCCACTGCAACCAAAGCAACAAAGACTGCTACGCCGATTGTTGCGCAAACTCCGTTTGTTCCAAAGCAAAAGGTCGCTCCTGTTGCCAAGTCCAATCTGCATTCTGCTGGTTATATTTCTGGATACAAAGCAGGGTTCATCTTGGGTAAAGCAAAGTCGCCCGTGGCATCTGCCCCAACAACGTCTCAATACTCAACGGAGTTCCGTAATGGTTACGTTGTTGGATACAAAGACGGTCGTGGTAAGAAAAAGCAGCTGTACAAGTAACCCTCAATAGGTTGACGGAAACGAGGTGATCCAGTAAAATGGATCACCTTTCCCTTTTTGGAGCCTGTAATGGCAAACCGCAGAAAAACTTATCCGCTTCCTGATTACAAGACTGTCACAGAGGATATTGACGTGTATATCAAAGCGTGGCGAAGTCTAGCAGCTCCAATTGAACGCGAGCTTGGGTTGACGTTGAATGGATTTGATCCTGTGTTCAACTTCCTAAAAGGTAATCCACAAACTAACAACGTCACGTCTGTGGATTTACCTGTTTGGTTTGTTCGTGACCTGTCAGAAGCACTCGTTAAAAAGAACAACGAAGTATATGCAAATGTTGATTGGAACAATCTGCGATGAGAGTTGGTCAACTCATTGGTGCTGGATCCAATCGCTTGGTTGATTTGGAATGTTTGATCACGTCGATCAAAGATGGCGTGATCAAAGCATGGGTTGTCAATGGTAATTGGGATATTACATTCACACCTACACAAACGATCTGCCACACGCCGTGGGGTGATCGTCCAATTGACGCAAAAATCATCTACACTGGTGATCTCCCTCAATATCTGCGCTTGGAATACCGGTACGAGGCTTCATACAATGAGGCTATTGCGATAATGAACAAACGGCTACGCTCCCATACACCAATGTGGGTGTATGCGTTGGCACAAAACGTTCGCGTTCGCACTTCACGATTGACAAATGCATTACACGCTGCAAAGACAGCTTTTGTTGATGCTTGGGGTGGTCCAACAGCCGCGGCTACATACCATGACGAAATTCCGTTCTGATTGTTGCTTCCCAATCAAAGGTATCTCTCATGATCTCCCCATAGGAGATCATCCTGGTGCGTTTGGATTTAGGAGAAAACATCATATTCATGAAGGGATTGATCTGTATGCTCCTAAAACGGCACCAATTTACGCAATCAGTACGGGAACAATCGTAGCGATCTATCAATTCACAGGTGAGCGTATTGGAATGCCGTGGTGGAATGATACGTTCGCAATTGCAGTTGCAGATGAAACAGGAACGTGGGTGTACGGAGAAGTTAGCCAACCGCTCGTCCATAAAGTAGGGGATACCGTTGAAGCTGAAAAGTATTTGGCACAGCTTACACCGGTGTTAAAGGTCGACAAAGGCCGTCCAATGACGATGCTTCATCTTGAACGATGGAAACCAAACTACGGGCCTCATACATTTCTGTGGCAACTTGATCAACCACAGCCAGAGTTCCTACTTGATCCTACACCGCTACTTTTGGAGATCAAATGAGAATCAAAGGCACTATTCTGTACTCTCATAGAGGGTACGATGTTGTGCAACTTGGCCCGACAGATTTTGAAATCTGGAATGGCAATTGTTACCAAACATCATCAGGCGCGGCTTGGGGCTGCATCTGTTGGATTGATGAGAGACTATCACCATGAGCAAACCATACATCGGTATTACGGACTTTATGACGCCAGAGCAGGTATTGCAAGCAGTTGAATGCATTCCTGCTAATATCAATCGTCGTCTCCACGTGGGACACATGATGAGTTGGAAAACACTCAATCATGTTCCTACGTCCACTGGATGGGAACACATCTGGTTGCAGCAATGGAATATTCAAAAAGTATTCATCAAGCACCCTAACGTGTTCAATGTATTGCACTATGCAGATTACGACGACAAGACAACGATGGTTGACTTGATGAATGCACAAAAGTACGGTGGACAATATCTTCACGCCATTCAACTGGACATGAAGTGGCCAGATCCACAACTACTACGCTCCTTCAAAGCCGTGTTCCCAACAATCAAGATCATCCAGCAAGTTGGACATACGGCAATCAAAGAGTCGTATGATTGGGAACGAGATCTCGCCGCATACGAAGGAATTGCTGATTACGTTCTACTTGATTGTGGGATGGGTAAGGGAATTCCTTTCACCCCAGAACATATGTTGGAATTAGTAGAAACTGCTCTGATGTACTTTGATGAAGATCAAATTGCTGTTGCAGGCGGCCTTGGTCCTTATACGTATCTCAATCTGAAACCGGTTGTTGATGTGTACCAAGATATCAGCTGTGATGCACAAGGACAGATGCGAACTACTAACAATGCAACACATCCAATTGAAATGGATAGAGTGTGTGCCTACATCCAGGGAGTGTGCAGCTTGATCCGTTGACCCTATGTAGGTTTGATTGTATAGTGCGTTCACTTATTACGAAAGATCATCATGCAAACAGCACAACAACTATTCGATGCACTTGTCCAGCTGACGCTGGAAGGTGAGACGTTCTATGCACAAGACTTCCAACTGGACAGCTCTGTGTACCGGATCTTCAACTACCGCCTGTCTTCGTACAGTGATTTCTTGCGTCCATCAGCACTGGAATGCCGTGGCATCATGTTTGAGCTGGACGTAGAGAACCTGTGTGTCAAACGTTTGGCTGCTCGTCCGATGCAAAAGTTCTTCAACTTGAACGAAAACCCAATGACGATGGATCTTGATCTGTCGCAGGTTGATACTGTTGAGTCGAAGGCTGATGGTTCGTTGATGTCAACGTTCACACACAACGGCAGCCTGCGGTTGAAGTCGAAAGGATCGTTGTTTTCGGAACAGGCGCTCGACGGAATGCTGTGGCTGAACGCCAACCCGCTGATGCACCGAGCGTTGTTGGCTCTTGATGATCTCGGCTGGACTGTCAATCTGGAATGGTGTGCTCCGCACAACCGTATCGTGATCGGCTACATGTCGGCTCATTTGAAGGTGTTGAATGCGCGCTACCGCGGCACCGGTGCCTACATGGACCGTCGCACGTTGGAAGACGTTTGCGGGAAGCAAAACGTGATTGACCGTGTTGACACGAACGGTCTTGATACGGCTGCGTTTGTACAAAGCATTCCAGCAATGCAAGACGACAT